TCTCCACCATGCTGAAGTTGGCGCTCGGCGAGCACGGGCTGGACATCGACCCCTCCAAGGTCAACGACCCCAGCATGGTGCTGCGGCCGGTGGGTACGCACCACAAAAAGCAGACCCCGTGGAAAGATGTGGCGTGCGCGCACGAGGCTGGCCCGTTCGACCTGAAGGACTTGGCGCCGCTGAAGGCGTGGGGTGCGCAGGCGGAGACAGCGAAGCCGGCCGTAGCGCTGGCACCCCGCAAGGCGTCCGGCGTCATGTCCGCGATGAGTAACAGCCGGGATGTGGACCTGAGCCTCGTAGCGCAGAACTGCCAGCAGATCAGGGCGCTGCTGGACTCGGGTGGTGCGACTGATGCGATGGGCCGGCGGGTGGAGGAGCCGCTGTGGCGCCTGTCCATAGGCTTGGCGAAACACTGCGTCGACGACCGCGCGTCCATCGTCATGATCGCCGGGCAGCACCCGGACTTCGACATGAACGCCAACACCGAAAAAATGGCGGCATGGGTGGGTGGGCCGCCGGTGTGCGCATCGTTCGAGTCGCAGTGCTCCGGCGGTTGCGACGGGTGCCCCAGCAAGGGGCGTGTCACCTCGCCGGCGGGGGTCTCGTACACCAACACCCCACAGGTGCCCGCAGAGGTCGTTGCGGCGTCGAACGGGGGCCAGGGCATACCCACGGTGCCCTCAGGCGTATCGGTGCCTCCGGGCGGCCCCCTGCTGCCCATGCCACCGGGTTACATGATGGGACAGGTAGCAAGGCCCCACCAGCACGTGGTGCGTGAGGAGGTGGACGACTCGGAGGAGGGCGGCGGCATGAAGCAGGTCGCTGTGGCACCCTATGAGATGTACGTCACGGGTGTGTACTCGGACGCGCTGCGCAACCGCACCACGGCCATCTTGCTGGTGCGTTTCCCGAACGACGGCTGGAAAGAGTTCGACATGCCGATCGACGTGCTGGCCACCGCTGGCAAGGAATTTCTCGTGTACATGCTCAGCAAACTGATCATGCTCGACACGATCAACTCAGTGAATGAAGTGAGGAAATATCTCATGCGCTACATCGACTTCGTGCAACAGCAGGCACCCGTGGGCGCCGACTTCGACGGCTTCGGCTGGCAGCCGGACGGCTCGTTCCTGTGCGGCCACCGCCTGCTGGGCTCTCCCACTGGCAACACCGTGCGCCGCCTGAGCGGCCCGGCCAAGCTGGTCGGCGACTCCATCATCACCGAGGGCGACCGGGGTGTGTTCGTGGACGCCATGCGCATGCTGGACGAGCCCTGTGCCAACAACGTGTCTGCTGCGGTGCTGCTGAGCACAGCGGGCATCCTCGGCAAGTACTCCGGCAACTCGTCGTTCCTCGTGTCGATCTACTCGACCGAGACCACCACCGGCAAGTCGCTGGCGCTGGCCGCGGTGAACAGCCTGATCGGGCGCCACCGCTCCCTGCTGCTGGGCCAGCGCGACACCGCCAACGCGGTGTACAAGATGCGCGGCGTGCTCAACCAGCTGCCGGCCACCATGGACGAGCTGACGCTGCAGGACGGCGAGGAGGCGGTGTCGCTGGCGTACAACCTGAGCCAGGGGCGCGAGAAGCTGGCCATGGACCGCAACCGCGACATCCGCGACCCGGTGACGTGGGAGGGACCCACCATCATCACCACGAACCACTCGATGCACCAGAAGTTCGACGAGTTCATGTCGCAGGCCGACCCGGTCAAGGCCCGCACGCTGGAGTTGCACCAGCATGACCGCGAGTTCATCCAGGGCATGGACGGCAAGCGCGGCACGATCTTCTACCAGATGCTGGAGGACAACCACGGCTTCGCCTTCCCCGAGCTGATCGAAGCCATCGTCGCCTACGGCGGCGCGCGCAAGTTCTGGGAGACCGCAGAACAGCAGTTCGAGTCCCGCGTCGGGTTCACGTTCGAGCCGCAGGAGCGCTTCTACCGCTCGGCCATCATCAGCGGCTGGGCGATCGGCAAGCTGGGCAAGACCCTCGGCCTGTTCCCGTTCGATGTGGACCGTGTGACCGAGTACCTGTGCGATCAGGTCCGGGCCTACCGCAAGCGCGCCGCTGACTCCCGCGTGGACGCCTTCGACATCGTGGGCCAGTTCCTGTCGGAGCACAACGACCGCATCATCGTCTGCCGTGAGCAGTATGCCAGCGGCCCGGTGAAGAATCAGGAGCAGGTGCAGTTCCCGGTGCCCGAGCTGGCCGTGGCCCGCATGAAGGTGGTGTTCGACGGAACCAACCCGGTGATGCCGGGCAGCGTGCTGTCCCTGAACCAGATCACGTTCAAGAAATGGCTTAGCCGATCGCGTGACAGTATCCAGCGGGTGTCGGACGAACTGCTCATGGCCGGCGCCCTGGTGGCTGAACGTGAGCGCGTGACGATGTACAAGGGCTGCCAGCGGGACAACCCGGGGCAGGCGTTCTGCATCACCATCAACCTGAACCATCCACGGTTCGTGGATGCGCTGACGTCACCCAAGGCTCGTATGCCGAGCCCGGTGACGTTGGCGGTGCTGGGGGGAACGAAATGAACCACATGCTCAAGATAGCCCCCGCATATTTCCAGGCGGTGCGGGACGGGCGCAAGACGTTCGAGATCCGCAAAAACGATCGCCACTTTGAGGAGGGGGATGGCGTAACCCTGCGCGAGTACGACGGGGGGTACACGGGGCGACTTCACGCCGCCACGATTGGCTACGTCACCGCATACGAACAGCAGCCAGGGTACGTCGTGTTCTCGCTGCTGCTGGCGAAGGAGCCAACATGATCCGCTTCTACTTCCGCAAGGGCCGGTGGCGCGTGACGTCCACCACCAAGCAGGTGCCGGCCACGGAGTGGTGGAACGCCATCAACGCCGTGAAGTGCATGAACCATAGGCTGCGTACAGCGCGGCAGAACACCGCCGATGACCGGCTTTAGTCCGGTCGATTTAAGAGTTGGGCTGATGCCCGGAAAGGAACCCATGGGAAAAGTGCAAAGCGCTGTATGGCGCGATCTTTTCGACCCCGGATGGCGCGAGCGGGAGGCCGCCCTTGTTGCGAAGTTTTTGGCGCTCATACCAGCGCGCTGCGGCTGCCAACTTGGTACGTGCCAGAGCAAGCCGGACGGTTGCCGCATGCGCCAGGAAATCAAGCCGGGCAGCGGTGCGCAGTAGTTGCCCAACACCACCAATGAGCCGCCTGCGGTCGGCTCGATTACAGAGTTGGGCTGATGCCCTGGAGAACACGATGGAAACACCAAAACCAATGGCTGGAACTTGGACGCTTACCGCACCAGATGGGCGAGAGTGGAAAGCAGAAACACCGCTTCGCTGTTGTGGGCTTGAGCAAAGAGAGCGAGTCCCCGCAGATGTTGCGCTAGCAAGAATTCTTGCTGCTGCAAAACTTGGTGCCGACGACAGAGATAGCGAACTATTGCAAGCCGCTCTCTATGCACTGGAATACCACACCGAACAAACGCGCCCGATCCAGTCAACCAATGATGCTATTGCCGCACTGCGCAAAAGGCTGCTGCCCAACACCAATTAGGCGACGACGACCGTCGCGTAACACCGGCACAAGCATTTACGCCCGACGGGCTATTTCATCCCCGCCGACTTCGTCCTAGCGAACGACCGGTTCTGCGACGCGGGCACAGCCCGTAGGTTCCCACCCCCGTTGCCGCCGCCCTTGACGATCGGCTTGCGGTGATCGACGTCGAGCCCGTCTCCTTTGCGGACGAGGCCCTTCTTCTCCATGGTGGCGCGCGCAGCGTTGCGGGCTGCACGATTCTTGATCTGCTCCGGCTTGCCACCATAGTTCCGGTACTCATCTGCGTAATTTCTGGCCATCTTACTCTCCACGTAGTTCACTGATTTCTTCCTGCATCCGCTTCAGCAGCTCGGTCTGCCGTTCGGCAAAACGCGCCCAATCCGGGCGCTCGTAGCGGGCCTCGGCGCGGCGCAGCCGGCCAATCTCCTGCTTGTACTCCGACATGATAGCCTTGGCCGCGCGGCTCTGGGCCACCACGGCTTGGTCCTCGTTGAACGAGTACACCTTCATGCCGAACCACTTGGCGACCTGCACCGCCTCGAAGCCCTCGGGCTTGTCCTTGCGCCCCTTTAGGATGTCGTCCACGCGTTCACCACGCATGAAGTCCACCACGGGGGGCGGCGCCACCTGGGCGGCGATCTCCCGGCCGCGCGTCAGGAACTTCTCCCACATGGTGTCCGTGGGTGGCGACAGCGGCTTGGCGAAGTACGGGTCAACGCCGGCCACCGCGGTGATGATGGTCGACACCAGGGGGCCGGTGGGGGTGATGGCAGACGGGAACCACTCCTGCCCCATGAACCCGTTGGGCTGGCCGCGCGCCACCGAGGTCCACGGCAGGTAGTCGCCCAGGCGGTAGTACACGGGGGACTTGTCGTCACCGAGGAACGGCAGGCGGATGTGCACGTAGGGACCCATGCCGAACATGCGGTCGCGGATGTACTCGGGCCCAGCCTTGCGCAGCCGCTCGTCCTCCTCATCCCCGCCAGCCATCTCCTGAAACGCATGTTCTAGGATGGCGAACGCCAGCATGATGTTGGCGATCTTCCACGGCTGGTGCACTGCGATCTTTCCCATGACCGGGATGATGGCGTAGGTCCACGAGATGAAGGGCAGCACCGTCTGGCGCGCCATGCGCACCGCCTTGGAGTCGATGTCGTAGTCGAGGAAGGCCCAGCGCGCGAAGTCGCCAGCAGCCTGCAGATCCTCGGCCGTCAGCTTGCCGTCGTGCAGGGCGGAGAGGTCGGCCGCGTGCTTCAGGAAGGCGGCCATGCGGAACACGTTGTCCTCGGCGGAGTACGCCTCGGTGATGATTTCATCCACCCGGCCACCGACGCCCTTGGCTTTGTCGACATGCTTCTGCAGTGCCTCGGACTTGGCCTTCTCCATTTTGGTCAGCGCCCCCAGGCGGCCCATGATCGTCGTGTCGCCCTCCAGCGACTCGCGCATGGCGTTGTACAGCGACTGCTTGACCTCGGCCGAGGAGAAGTCGCCGATCATGGCGTTGGAGTTGATGAAGGCCAGCACCAGCTGGCGCTCGGCCGGCTTCATGGAGTTCGGACGGAGTTCGTACTGCGCCATAAGGCGCGCGGCTTCCTTCACGGTCGCCAGCGGAATGTCGTGCATCGTCGCCAGGGTGAAGTTGGTCGCCACGTTGGTCAGGTGGGTGCCGGGGTTGTAGACTGTCTTGGCTTTCTTGAACCAGCGCATGCCGGTGTTCAGCGAACGGAACGAGGTCGCCGGGCGGCGGTCGCTCATGTCCTGCATCGCCATCCACACGCCACTCCTGATCAGCTTGCCCTTGAGCGTGCCGTATGCGTCAGAGTCCGGCAGCTGCACCCACAGGTGCGGGGAGCGGTACAGGTGCTGGGTCTGCGTGCTGCGCGCGGCGTCGCTGCCGGCCTTGAGCACCAGCGCCGGGTCGATCTTGATCTTCAGCGAGTCCTCGGCATGGGCGATGCTGTCGAACGCCACGGCGTTGTCAGGGTGCCCGTCGCTGTGCCCGTATGTGGCCAGTGAGTCCGAGAACTGCTTGGACGCGAAGTTGTTAGCGAGCGCTGACATCGTGTTGCGCAGCGCGTTGGACAGCTTCTCCGCCTGCTGGGCCTGCACCGCCTGCTTCACCGTCATCGACGCGCGGAAGGTGTGCTTGCCGTTGGCGAAGCTGGTGTGGAACCACACGTATTCCTGATCCACCATGTGGCCAGCGGGGGCTCCGACGCGGTCGAACTTTTCCGCGGCCATGAACCCATCGTGCGCCTTGTTGCCAGCGGCGTCCATGTGGAACACCTCGAAGTACTTGCCGTCCAGCACCGGGTCCCCCTGGGCGTCCAGCATCATCCACGAGGTCTCCAGATTTTCCTCGACCTGCTTTTTCTCGCCCAGCATGCTGTTGAGCTTGCGCAGGCCGAAGGTCTGGCCCGCCACCTGTTCCTCGGTGTTGGCGAACAGCATGGTCTCGGAGAACTTGCCGCTGGAGAAGAACCGCGACGCCTTCTCGTTGCCGAGCCGGGACACGTAGAAGTCGCGCCAGCGCACCACCTCGTCGGCCAGTTCGGCGGTAGCCTTGTCATCGCCCAGCGCCTGCTTGTCGCCGTCGAGGTAGTCGAAGATCGCCTGGATCTTGGCAGGGGACTGGCGCTGCACGAACGTGGCCAAGCGCTCGGTCAGCTTGTACCCTGCCTGCTTGTCGTCCTTGTACTGCTCGAACGCGGCGCGGGAGTCCACCGGCACGGCGAAGCGCGTGTTGACGTAGGTGAGCCAGCGGGCGATGCCGGGGAAGTCGTCGCGCACCTTCTCGGCCAGCTTGTCGGACTGCTCCAGCACTTTGTTGGCGCCGTACTTCCACCCCAGCGCGTCGAAGATGAACTTCGTGCTGAGGAACGAGGGCAGGATTTTCTTGTTGTAGCGCGACACGTCGGTGTCGGAGGGCAGTTGCGCACCGGGGCGGGCCAGCAGTTCGGGAATGCTGCTCGTCGGGTCCATGCCGGACATGACCTCGGCCTTGAGGATGTTGCCCTTCCTTTTCCCTGGGGCGTCGATGCCGGGGGCAGCGGCCATCTCCAGCAGCGCCACGGTGCCGTCGAGCACATCGTTGGCCACGGTGTTGGAGACGCCGAGGAACTTCTGCACCAGTCGCGTGATGCGCAGCCAGATAGCGGACAACCCGGACATGCCGGTGTCCTTCTCCTGCACGGTCTCCATGCCCTTGAGCGCCTTGCGGAACTCATACAGCGTGCTGCCGTAGGAGATCAGTTCGAGCACGGCGTCCAGGCGCGCGGTCTTGGACTTGCCCTTGGCGACGTTGCGCAGCACAGCCACCACCTCGGCGGCCTTGGGCGAGAACGTGGCGGGGTCCGCGGCCAGCACCTTGTCCAGCGCCTGCATGAGCATCTTGACTTCAGCGATGTCCGGGTTCTGGTACACATACCACTGCAGCGCAGTGTGCAGCGTCTCGTGCAGGATCTCCTCGGGGGAGGCTTCCTTGTGCAGGTACACGGTATTCGTTTTCGGGTCGTAGTACGCCTTGACGTCCTCGGCCACCCATGCCAGCTGGGGCTCCTGCGGCGTGCCGATAAAGCGACGCAGCGCGCGACCGACACCGGCAGCCAGCAGCTTCTCATACCCCGTGCCGTGCAGCTGCAGGCGGGAGACGATGCCAGAGACACCGAACTCCAGCTGGTCCTCGATGCGCTGCTGGAACTTCTCATCCGACTCGTTCTCGCCCTGCCTCATGGGGCGGCGCGTGGAGCCTTCAGTGGCCGCCACCACGTTCGGAGGATCGGTCAGCCCGCGTTTCTTCAACTCCATCGACTCGCGGATAGAGCGGGGGCGCACGACGTCCGAGTACTCCACGGTGTCCAGCGCGCCGTCCTTGAACTGGGCCCATGCCTGCGACAGGTTCACATCGAGCGAGGTGTCGGCCTTGGTCTTGCCAAGATCCTGCTCCTTCAGCTTGCTCTCCTGAATCCGGCGCTTGAGCGATCCTACAATGGCTTCGACGTTCATGTCGCCACCGGACACATCGCGCAGGTTGTCGATGGCGGTGCGCAGCTGGCCGCGCAGGGCCGTTGCCTTGGCGTAGCCCTCGTCTGCCTTGCGGTTGGCAAGCGCCACATCGGACGCGATGGGGGAGCGGATGTCCTTCTCGGCGTCTCCGCTCGGCACCATGCTGGTCTCGTGGGCGGACAGCGCCTTGAACGCCTCGGCCACTTTCTTGGCGGCGTCCACCATGCTGCGCATGCGCTCGGACCACTCGGTCGTAGTGGCGACGTCCGGGTTCATGGTCTTGTTCTGGTACACCACCGGGCTCTTGTTGCCGCGGACAGCGCGCGCCACACCGGCGAGCACACCCTGCGGGACGTTCATGCGGCCAGTGACTTTGCCCGGCGTGGAGGCGGCTTGCGCCTTCAGCACCTTGTCGAGTTCGGCTTCAATGTCGGCCGAGTCAGCAGCGGCCGCGTCCCGCGCCTGTTCTTCTTCAAGGTCTCTGTCCCACTCGGCTTCTAGTTCGTCCAGGGTGGGCGTAAAAGAGTCCGCTGCGGGTTCATTCGCAGCGGACAAATCACCTTGGAGGGGTGAGGAGACAACCGTGGCAACGGGTGTTGGGGCAGCAGGGGCTTCGAGGTCCAGTGTAACCCCTTGTAGCGCGCGCTGGAAGCCCGTCATGGGATCGGGCCCGGCGGCGGCCACCTGCTGGCCAGGGGTGAGCGCACCGGAGACGGGGCGTGCGGGTCCGGCGAGTGCCGCCTGCTGCCCGGGTGTCAGGTCGTCGCTAACCGCACGTGGAAGGGTTCCCGCCTGGATCTGGTCCATGACCTCGTTGAGTGCAGGCAGGCCGGCAACGACGCGCTGTTCCGGCGTGAGGCGGGGGCCCTCGAAGGTCTGATCGCGCTCGAACGGGCTCACGCCGAAGCTGGTGTCGGCACCGTAGGTGGGGGCGCCCCCCTCACCGAAAAGTTCGTCTTGTCCGGGCTGCGCCACGCCGATGGGTTCTTCGGTTTCCAGTGCGGCCGGCTGCTGCACCGTGGTGTCGCCACGCGCGAACAGGTCCCGTTGCGGCGCAAGATCCAGCAGGTTCACGGCGTCGCCGTTGGCGAGCGCTTCCTTGGCGGCGTTGTCGACGATGAGGGTGTCGATGTACTGCAGCTTCTGGCGGAACTCCTGCAGCTGCTCGTTGAACAGCGGGTCCTCGGATGAGCCACGCAGCACGTCCTGAGCGCGGCGGGCGGCGGCAACGCGCTGGCCGGATGGCGCCTGCGGGTTCGCTGCGATCTGCATGTCCTCTTGCAGGTTGGCGATGAAGTTCTTCGCCTGCATGTACTCGGGCACGGAGGCCAGTGGGGACGCAGCCGCGCCGCCCACAGCGCCCTTGAATGCGCCGATCGCGTACTCGTCCATGGCACCGTCGCCGGTGAGGTCCTTCTCGGCGCCCCAGCGTTCGATGGCGGACTGCGGCACCTCGGTGAGGGGGCCCTCCACCGCGCCGCCGATCAGCGCCTGCTTTCCGAGGTACTTGGCCATGCCTCCACCCGTGAGCCGCGCTGCCGCGCCAGTGGTCGTGTTGAGCGCCTGTTTGGTCATCGCACGGCCGAGCAGGTTGCCGGCGGCGGCTTCAGGACCCAGCAGGGCCTCCAGTGCAGCGGAGCCGGAGCCAGCGGCCAGGGCCCGGCCCTTGTTGTCGATGCCCGCCTCGCGCTGCTCGCTGCGCACGGAGCCATAGGTTTCTGCCAGCGTGCCGATGAAGCGCCCTGCCGCACCGCCGAGGAACGCTCCGAGGGGAATGGACGCGCCGCCAGTGACGGGGGCTGCCAGTGCGCCGAGGCCGGCACCGATCTTTGCACCGACCGCCGTCTGTGCGATGGCCATGGGCACGTCGTATGCCACTTCGCCGAGCGCTTCGGTGGCCGCTTGGCCGGGCGACTCCATGAGGTCCGTGGCGCCGGTGATGTGGCTGGGGTTGCGCCGGGCGAGCGCGCCGCCCCACTCCTGCATCGACTGGCCGACGCCCTCCATGCCGAGATCCTGCATGGTGGAGCCGACGTTGCCCACCGCTTGGCCTGCACGGCGCTGGAACGCATCGACGAGGCCGAGGTCCCCGTACTCCTTCACCAGCTTCTGCTTCACCGAGTCGCCGTACACCGCCGTGAAGCCGGGCGGCAGGTCAGGGTTGTCCATGTCCAGCAGCGCCGCGTTGGCGGAGCCCTGGTCGAGGTCCAGCCTGAACGTCTTGCCGCCGCTGAACACCTCCTCGGTGTCCGGGTTGTAACCCACAACTGGTGGACGCTGCGGCTTCGTGCGTGCAGCCAGCATGTCCTGCGTGCCTTGCTCCATCTCAGCCAGCAAGCTGTCCGCTTGCGCGTTGCTGGACCCCGGAGCGAAGCTGCCGGGCAGACCTCGCTGAACCGGGATACCGAGCGCGCGCTCGGCGCGGGCACCACCCATCAGCGACTGGTCGGCCTGCTGGTTGTAGTCAAAGACGTTCTGCATGCGAATAGCCCCAGTTGTTACTGCGGGCTATTCTACCGGCGTGTCAACTCACTGGATAGGCCGCAGCGTGCTCGGGCCCGCCAGATCGCCGACGCCGCCGGGCACCACCTCGAACACCCCGCGCGTGGTGCGCACCATGGCTGCGCCGTTTACCGGGTTGAACTCGACGCCCTTGACGTCGTTCTCGCTGAGCTGGTACTTCATCAGCTCGCTCTGCATGTCCATCTGCCCCTTGGCCGCGATCTCGCGCAGCTTGTTGAGGCCCTTGACCTGCTCGGTGGCGACGCTCTCCTGCACCTTGTATCCGGCCTTGCGGTCCTCGGCGGCGCGTGCGGCCAGCGAACCCGTGAGCACACCGGTGATGTGGGTGATGAGCGCCATGCGGTCGGCCGGCGGGCTCGCCGCGCGCCAGTTGCCCTGGCCGTCCGGCTTCACCAGCACGAAACCCTCTGGGGTCTGCGTGAACGGAACACCGGCGGCGCGCGCCAACGAGGTCAGCGCTTGGTCGTTGTCGATCGCCTGCGTGGCCGCGTTGCGGACTTGGATGTCCTGTGCACCAGAGACGATCGTCACCAGCTTGTCGCGGATGGCCTGTGCCTCGGCGATGTCTTTGGCGTACGGAAGGCGCCGTGCCAGCTCGGAGTGCTGCAGGCGCAGTACACGCAGGGCTTGGTCGTCCTCGGGGGACAGGCCGGCAACGGTGCCACGGTCCACCGGCTGCGCGCCCTGCGCGACTTGTTGCGGCTGCGGGGCGACGGCTGCGGCGTCCGTGGGGATGGGCTGCGCGCCCTGAGCCGCCTGCGCCACCTGCGGTGGTTGTTGCACCGGGAGGCCCGGCGCCGCGGCGGGGGGTTGTGCGCCCATGCGGGCCAGCACCTGCTGGGCGTACCCGTTGGTGTCCGGCGCGTTCGGGTTCTTCAGGTCGCGGTAGGTGTTGACTTTGCCGCCCGCGATGGCCTTGGGGCCACCGTAGTAGTACGCCGCCGCCATGCGGGGGTCGCCGTTCGCAGCCTGCCACGCCTCCTGCATGTACGCCACCGCGCCGGCTTCGTTGTGCTCCGGGTTGCGCCAGTCGTAGTGCGCCGGGATCTTGCCGTTCGCCTTGAGCCCGTTGAACGTGGACTCCAGAATCTGCCCCTTGCCGAGCGCGCCTGCGTAGTTCGGCCGGCTGGTGTCCGCAGCGCCGTTGCCCGACTCCTGGCCGAAGATGGCGGCCTTGAACGCGTCGAAGCCACCGCCCTGCTCAGGGGACGCAGGAACCGGTTGTCGCAGCAGGCGTGCGGATTCCGCCGGGGCTTCACCGCGGCGCGTGTCGGTCGTAGGATTTTTCCGAACCAGTTCAGAAAGTCGGCGCTGCTGCGCGCCGCGGTTCGCGGTGGCCCGGCTGGGCTCGTCGGCGCGCTGCGCCATGGCGATGGACTGCGCGTCGTAGCCGCTTGTGGCCAGCTTGCCGGGCTTCTGTGGCGGCGCTTGGCGCGCGAGACGCGACGACTCCGCCATGCTCTGGTCCGGTGCGGCACCGGTGGGCTTGTTGACCTCGCGGTAGCGCGACGCCTTCATCGGGTTCACCTCGATGCCGGGCTTCACCGTGGGCTGCGTGGCCGGCGCCTGGGGCGCCGCGGGGGTATTCATGCCCCACGTGCCGCCGGACGGCAAATCGACGAAGCCGGGGATGTCCTGCTGCGCGTCGGCCTTACCTCGCGCTTGGCGGTCGCGCTCGGTGGCGGCATCTGCGTCCTGCTGGCGCATGCGCTGCAGATTACGGATCTCCTGCTCCCACCGGCGGTTCGAGGACTCGACCTGCCGCGTCTCGCGGTTGGCTGTACTGATTGCGTTGAGCCAGCTCATAGGAACCTCATTTCACACGGCTTTCGGTGGACGTTCCCAGCGGGTTGCCGAGGTAGTAATTCAGCAGGTCTTGGATGGCGTTGGAGTTACCGGCCGCCTGATCGTTGTAGTAGCTCGCCAAGTCGCTGTTCGACTGCGCGCTGCTCGGCATGGACATGCTGGGCAGGCTCTGGCTGGCCAGCGCGGTGTAATTGCTGCCGAGCCCCTTGGCGGACGACAGCGCGCCACCTTGCGCCGAGCGCCCGGTGTCGAGGCCCTTCATGTAGCCCGTGCTGGCGTTGGTGCTGCCCGCCACCTTGGCGCGGCGCACTTCGGCGTCGATGGCGGACTGGCTCTTGCCTTGGCGGGCCATGCGGCTCTGCGTGTCCTGCACCGCGCGCCCGGTGGCGGCGGCCTCGGTAGCGTAGCCGCGAATACCCAGCTCCTGCGGGTTGTACAGGCTGCGCGCCTCGTTGCCCGACTGCTGCGCCTGCCGGTTCCAGTAATCTGCCTGTGCGTTGTTGCGGTTCACGGCACTGGACTGAGACGCCTGCGACCGGTGCTGCGCACCCTGTGCGGCACGCATGTTCTCCAGCTGCGTGCGGTACATCTCCTCTTTCATCTCGCGCTCACGTGCCCGGTCGGCCAGTGTCTGCTCCATGAGCTGGTCGGAGCGCTTCTGGTCTTTGCGCGCGGCGAACATGCCGGCGACACCGATACCGAGGCGGGCGAGGTCAGCGTTTTCCCGAGCGAACTCCCGGGTCGCCTTGAAGCCGTCTTTCACTGCCCCTAGCGGCCCGCCGCTCTCGCCATCCCGTGCGGCGACGAGCATGGCCTCGCCCTTCTTCTCTGCGTCATCATCCACACCAGCGCCGCCCATCATGCCCGTGGTGCTGCTGGATGCAGTCGGCGTGCTGGCGCCGACACTCATGTCGTACCCGCTAGCCCCGTTCGCGCCAAACTGGCCTTGGCCAGCGGTATACCCGCCCGCCTGCTGCAGCGCGACGCTGTTGGCGTCACCTGCGCCGGACCACCATGCGCCGGTGGTATCCGGCTGCGGGTTCCAGTCGGACCAGCCCTGCGTGTCCCAGTTGGTCTGGCCGCCCCAGTCGTAGCTGCCGTCGTCCCAGCCGCCACCGCCTGCGTTGTAGTCCACGCCGGGGTCGTAGCCGCCGTTGTCGTAGCTGCCCCAGTCGAAGTCAGCGTTCAGGTCCCAGTTGTCGTCCGTTACGGGCTGGCTCCACTCGGACCAGCCCATGTCGTCCCAATTGAATTCACCCATGGTTTACTCCTGACCCACTTGTGTGTATTTGCGCAGCAGGCCATCGAAGAAATCGCGGCCCTTGGCCCGCACGACGTGCGCCGGGATGATGTACTCGTCCGTAGCCACCTTCACAGGAGCGCCAGAGGTCTCGTTGACCGTGCCGATGGAATCGCTGCGGCCGGTGCCCGGACCGCGGATGTAGCCACCGTTGCCGAAACCGGGGACAGGTTGCTCTACCTGCGCCTGATCCATGCCGGGGACCATGCCCGGTTCGGTGGCGGGCATCTGCGCCTGCAGCGCCTTGGAGATCACCATGATGTTGGTGATGACGGATGGGTCGAACGCGGCTGGCAGCGGGGTCATGCCCTGCTGCGCCACGAAGGCGCGCAGTTGCGGGTACAGCGCCGGGTTGTACATGGCGGCCTCGGCCACACGGCCCAGGGTCATGACTTCCTCGGGGGTCAGTTCCCCGGACTCCATGAGCGACATGGGCAGGGCAAGCAGTTGCTGCACCGCTTGCGGGTCACGCAGGGTCTGCTGCACGCGGGTCTGCACGTCGCGCTCGTCCGGGGCCGAGCCCATGGGGACGCCCATCGGCACCTGCCCGCCGTTGTTGAAGCGCATCGGGCGCGGCTGCCGGTTGGCTTGGGGGAGTCCGGGGCGAGAGAAGCCGCGCGAGGTAGCCATGCCGCCGTCCGCAGCGAAACCGCGGTTCCCGGGACCACTGCCGCCGAAGCCGCCGCCCGCACTGTTGTTGGTGCCGCCGAAGTTGCCGGTACGCCCGCCCTGCCCCCCGCGGTCGGTCATATTGGCGATGTTGCGCTGCGCCTGATCGAGGCTGGCACGGTTCTCGGCGGACATGTCACCCCAGCCCGGTTCTCCGCCGGGCAGGCTGTCCGGCACGTTTGGCAGGCCGAGGTTTGCACCGCCGTATGATTCGTTGGACACGCGGTTTCCCGGCGTGCCGGCGGGGGCGTTGCGGCCGACCTGTGCTTGCGCCTGGGCCCGAGCAGCGGCCTGGGCTTGCGCCACGCGCGCCGCGAGTGCTGCACGAGTGGTGACGTTCACACCGGTGGCGCTGGGGGCACCGGGCTGGCCCTCGTCCTGCGTCGCCATGTTAACGTTCTGCGCCAACCCGAGCACGCCGCGCACCTCGGAGGGAGCCTGCGCCACCGCGTAGCTGGCCGCCGTTCCGAGCGCGCCTCGCATCGTCGGGTCGTTATCCGGGTTGTCGTCGAACTGCCGGCGCGCGCCGCCAATAGCGTCCGCGCCAAGTTGCAACGCGCCGCTCGGAGCACCCATGGCGCCGCCGGCCATGCCGAGGAAACCGCTCATGTCCGCATCCTCGCCCGCAGCGAGGGACGCTTGGTGCCGGCGCGTGGCCGAGTCCATGCCGCTGATCATGCCGGCCGCCATGCCGATGGGGCCCGGGATCGCGCGACCCCACTGCGCCGCGCCGAGGATGCCACGGCTGAGCGCCGTCTCCGGGCCGCCCGTGCTGCTGATATTGCTGTGCCCACCGGGGGCCTGCATGTTCGGCACTGTGGTGTCCACCGACGTCAGGCCAGCGCCGGGGGCCTCGCGGTCAGACGCCGCCGGGTTCGAGAAGCCGGGGTCCAGTTGCGTCACGCGCGCTGCCGCACGAGGGGGCGGCTGGCGCCGCGGAGCCATCTGGGCGCCAACACCGCCGGGGCGGCGCAGCGAGGCGCCAACGCGCTGGCCCACGTCACCGAAGTAGTCGATGCCGCTCTCGGGTCCACGCATGCCCACCGAGGGCCCCGACACAGGACGGGGGTTGAGAGATTGTTCGAGCATGTTGGCCATATCAGCGCCTCGTGTTGGTGAGCAGCGCGTTCAGCGCATCTTGGATTTTAGCCACGTCGGTGGCTAGCTGTTGCACATCGTTGAGCAGTTTGACGTAATCCTGCAGCTGCGGCACGTTGATGATGCCAGAACCGGTGTCGATGGCGTAGAAGTCGCCGCGTGCGGACAGCTGCCGCATCTCCTGGCGCTCCGCCGGCTCCACGCCGATGGTGTCGTTGGTAACGGCCCGGCCGGGGCCGCGCTGCCCCATGAGGATCTCAAGGTTCTCTTTCAGCGCCAGCAGCAAGTCGTATTGCCACTGCGGCATCTTCTCCATGGGCAGTGCTGGGATGCCTTGGTACTGGGCCATCAGGCGCCTCGCAGTCCAGCAGGGGTCTCTGCGATGTGGATGGCGCGAACGCGCACGTTGGACGACACCTCGACCTCGAACGTGTCGGATCGGTACCCGGTGGGCAGGCGGAACGGCAGATTGTCCAGCCGCGTGGAGGAGAACACCAGCTGTTTGTCGACGTAGAACTTGAACGACACGAACTTCTGCGGGCTCACGAGGTCGGTCAGGCGACTGCCGCCAAGGTACAACTCGCCGACGTCGTCACCGCCCAGATCGCCGCCGGCTTCCCCCGTGTCTATGATCGCTTGGTTCGCCGCCTCGATGGCAGCGTTTTCCGTGGCGATCGCGTCGTCGTCCTGCCCCTCATAGTCAGCAATGACCCGGGCGGCACCGAAGTTCAGGTACTGCTTGACCGTGAACACCTTGGATTTCCAGCTCACCGAGGTGAAGCCTACGTTCGGCGAGTTCCACAGGTACAGCGCGCCGTCGTGAGCGTAGTAGAACTCGTCGTTCAGCGCGCGGTAGTGCGCGGCGGTGAACTTGATGTCCGTCTGCACGAGGTGGCCGCCGACCTCGTCGTTGCGCTCGAACATGAACGTGTGGGTGCCGTCCGAGCCGAAGTACCGGCCCCGGTAATAGGCTCCGTACAGGGTGTTCGGGTTCACTGCCGCCACCCACGATGGCCAGCTGTGCACGTTCTTGGTCAGGTAGTCGACACCGATGGTGGTCGAGTACGCAGCCAAGCCGCCGGCAGACGCCCATACCACGCCGAAGCCGACGTTGGTCACAGAGCGCTTGGAGTTGCACGGCAGGATGTAGTCCGTGCGCCGGATGGAGACCGCTTCGGGGTTGTTGCCGTCCACCACCCATGGCGTGCGGTCTGTAAGCACCAGCAGTGTGGTGCCGTACGCGCCCAGGGCCACAATCGGGGCGTCCACCGTCTGGCGGAACTTGATGGGCCACGCGTGGGGCTTGCCCGGCTCACAGAAACACAGCGTGTTGCCGAAGAACCCCACCATCATGTTGTTGTGGATGGAGAGCAGGCCCTGCATGCTTGCGTCCGGGGCGTCGTACTCCTCGGACTCCAGTGTGTTGTCCAGGGTCAGCACGTCCACGTCGTCCACGAAAGACGTCGTGCCAAGCGCAACTTCGCCGACGCGGAAGTATGTGGTGCCGTTGACCCCCGCCACGGTGCGGTAGATTCGCACCATCATGCCCGTCGTCTGGTACCCGGAGCCGTGCGGCCAGGACGCCGGGAGCCCGGTCACGGTGACGGACTGGCCCTCTTTGATGAAGATGGTGGCGGACGGCTCGGACGGCACAGACTCCTCGTCCCACGCTGTCAGGTACGTGAACACGTAGTTGCGTGGGAGTGTGTTGCCGGCGAGGTTGATCCGGCCGGCGGTGTCCGCGGTAGACGCCTCGGCGGCGCCGAAGCTGAAGAACGTGAACGCGGTCGCGTTTTCGACCGTGACGCGCACGTTGGTGAGGTTGTACCCGGTGCCGCCGAAGCTGGTCGTCGTGGCGTAGTCGCCCGTGGTCAGGCCGTGCGCAGCCGAGGTGACGATGCGCGCCGTGTTGCCTGCGTCGCGCGAGCGGGTGGAGGACGATTTCTGCGTGAACGTGGCTGCCGTGGCCACCGGGATGTTTGTCGGGAGCGGCAGGCCCAGCACGTAGGAGGCGGCCGGGTAGTTCGGGCCGGATGTAGCCAGATCGTACGTCGTCACCTTCGGCGCACCGTCGCCGGTGTAGTACATGCGCTGGGTCTCGTCGGCGTCCTCCACCTGCGCCACGGCTACATCCACGTCGGTGGTCCAGTGCAGCCACGCCAGTTCGCCCGTGATCGGGTCCGCCAGCGGGTAGATGGAGAGGATGTCGCCGACCTTGGTGAACGCCTGGATACGCTCGGCGCGGCGGTACGGCAGCAGGTCGCCGGAGGACAGGTCGAGGTTGAACGCGTACTGGGCGACGGTGTCGGGCAGCAGCTCGGGGCTGATCTTGGGCGCTTCACCGAAGAAGCGCTGGATTTTCATTGCTACGCCGGCCATGACTTACCTCGGCGGTTGGGGTGGGCGTAGGTGGGCTGCAGCAACATGCGGAGATTGTATCCGCGCGTCACCGCAGCCGCTAGTGGGTACTCACTCTGCTGTGGCAGGCGGCACAGCCTCGATGCGGATCTTGTCCGCCGTTGCGCGGTCAAGCGCAGCCGGGTCGTTGCGGGTGCCCACCAGATCGCGCATGAGCGAGTTGTTGCTCTGCGTGGTGAACGTGGACACAGCAGCGTTGGTCTCGATGCTCAGCTTGGCGATCTCGGACGTCTTGTCGATCTGGTACCACGGGATCAGCACGGACGCAGCGGTTTCCTTGATCTCGCGCCAGATTTTCAGGCCAGTGGACTCCACCTTGGGAGGGGGAGCGAGCGCGTAGCCAGCGCCTCCGATCTGTGGCGGTGGTGCGTATACCCGGAACGACTTGGCATCGATGGTGATGGGTTTTCCGTCGTGCGCCTCCATCTCCACCAGGGGCATGGACGAGCCCTTGGTGCCGACGCCTGCGATGGCCTTGATCGCGCCGTAGTAGTCCCGGTTCATGAGCACCGTGGCCGCGTCCGAGGACGACATGCCGGCAGTGACGCCCTTGGCCGTGGAGGTGTTCTCGTCGCTGATGGTCTCCGTGACCTTGACGAGGGGGTCGGCGAGGCCGGCAAAGTCGAAGCCGGCGCAGCCGGATAGACCGAGGACAGCGATGAGCAGAAAGCGTTTCATGGGGTTCCTTTGGTGGGGGTTGGCGGTACGTATCGGCAGTACACCCGGCGTTCCCACCGGTCTTTGCATAGGCTTCCGCTGCACGTCTTGATCTCGCCCGGCAGCCACTGCAAGTTGGATATGTTATCGCACCCGCCGCATACAAGGGGGATGATGTGGTCTTTGTACCACCCCGGGCAGCGCCCGGCGGCGGCACCGTTGGCGGGGCACGGGTACACCTGCTGGAAAGCACGCAGCACAGCGCGCGAGCGGAGAATGGTGCCGTCAGCGTCCCTGGCCGGTGGGCCGCAGTAGCGGGCGTCTTGTGGAAAAACCACGGCCGGGACCAGCAACGCGGCCAGTAGAAGGGCGAACAACAGCGCGTTGGCAAGGCGGATCATGGCGCGGTGAGGATTTCGCCTTGGTCCTTGCTGGCCAAGTTCTCGCTGTACCAGCTGACGCCGTACACCACCCACAGGGGGCGCACGTACGATAGCGCTTTGAATGCGTTGCGGGGCAGCCACGCCATGCGCGCAGCCACAACCTGCATATCGTTGCGCAGCATCTTCCCCAGCAGCTTGTCAGCCGCGGCGCGGCCCGCCTTGTCGATGATGCCCAGCTGCCACAGCTGGCACAGCGCGTCGTGCACAAGTGAGGGGCGAACGAACGCCTTGTCGTTGAGCGCGGGGCCGCTGGCACCGTCCCACGCGTACCACTTGCGGACGATGAGTCGCCCGTCGATGGTCAGGTGCACGAAGTCGTTGCCGCCGGGCTCCACCGGCAGGATCATGTCGCCGGCCACATACTGCTCATACTCGGTGACGAGCAGGTGGCGGTACCCCGTCTTGTAGTGGACAACCTGAAACTCGTCGCTCATTCGGACCCCCATGCTCGGACAACTTGTTGGGCACGCTCGTGGAAAGCATCCCATGTATCACGGTGCGGGCGACCCGGCCTCCATGTCCTGATATACAAGTTCCACGCGCCCCGGGTGTCGGTGGTGGCCGGCAGGCGTTTCGGGTCCGTGAACAGCAGCAGGCGCGCGGCGGCGGCGGCCAGCACGTCGTTGGTCTCCAGTGTGTTCCAGATGGCCGTGGCGTTGAACTGCACATCGTGCGCCTTGCAGATGCCGTGCATCCAGTAGCGGGAAGCTGTGTGGTCCACAACCCCTCTACAACCGCCCAGGCGCTCGAACTGCCAGAAACCCTTGGCCGGCCCGGTGGGGCGCGGGGGGTTGCCGACAAGCTGGCGCCGGTGCAGGAATCGGCTTTCTTGGAGGCCGATGGCGATGAGCATGACCCGCGCCTCTGGGCTGTCGAACTGCCCTGGCAACATGGCCAGCGCGGATCGTATGGAACTTCGTACTTCGGCGTCAGGTTGGTTCACTGGTGGCGCTCCTTCTGTTCGTCCTCGGATTCTTCGAGTGCGGCCCAGTCGCTGCGCAGCATGTCTGCCACGTCTCTGGCCGGGTCAGCGATCATCCGCAGTAGGCCGCGCGTGCGCGCCTGTTGCATCTTGGTCCCGTCGCGTGCGCGACGCGCTTCGCCCATGCGGTTGGCCCGTATCAGCACGCCGACGCAGACCAGGGCAATGCCGGTGCGGCACGCGAGGCCCACGTTCTGCCACGCCCACGCCGGGCCGCCTTGTAGGGTCAGCGCTGCGGAGGCCAGCAGCGCGAAGATCACGACCACCAGTCCGGCCTTGACCCATGCCCCCTCACGGATGCGCTGGTCCAGCACCACGTAGCCCAGCACCGCACTTGAGAATACAGCTGCGACAGCGTTCACCGCGTCGAGTGTGTCATCCATGTTCAGCCCTTTTTGGTGAACGGCAGAAGGTCGGACAGCTTGGCTTCGCCGATCCACACGACAATCGCCGCGGTGATGTTCAGACCGAACAGCCCCACGACGAAGGCTGCCACGTTCCGGTTGGCTTCTGTTTCGGCACCGAAGAACGCTGCCACCGCCGGAGACGTGTACCCGCTGATGAGCATGGCGCAGAACAGGTTGAACGCCCGCGACTTCCAGCCGGCTCCGGGCACCCCACGAAGGGCCACGATACCGCCAAGCAGGCCAATAAAAAAGGGGCTTTTTGTAACAGTTGCGGGGTCAACGTCAAAATTCATGCCGTCATACCCCCTTTTGAGTAGGCCACTCCATCGAGGGCAGTGATTTCAGGAAGGCGTCGATGGTCGGAACCTTGCGCTTGCCGGCCATCACCTCGGCCAGCGCCTGCGTGCCCTGCTGGTAGCAGGCATCCATCCACTGTGCGAACGCCAGCCCCTCGGCTTGGTACGGCCCCGGGTACGCAGCGCGCAGCGCGCAGGTGACGCGTGTGTCATATCCGCGCTCTTTGGCTGTGGCGTCGATGTGTGCGTCCAGCGCAGCGGTGTACTGGGTTTGCAGTCCGGCAGGTGACGGAGGCACAACCGGCAGATCGGCGTGCTCGGTGGTCTTGCCCGTCTGGGCGTTGTATTCGTATCGCATGGTCAGCTCCAAGTCGCCCATGCGGCACCAGCGTCAAAAGAGTCAGCCCCGGAACGAGACAGCGCGATGCGATCCAGCGCACCGGGAAGATCGATGTACCCCGTGGTCCAACACAGTCCGCCCGCCGTGCGTGACGTCAACCCCTGGCACTCCCACCGGTTTGTGCCGGGCTTCCTGAACAGCGTTACCGTCCCGCGCATCGTGGCTGTGGCTGCATTCAGTGGAACTGGGAATCCGGCCGTGATGGCACCTGAGAATGTCCCGGCGAATATGTCATAGGACGCAGATTCAGCGTACCCGGTGACAACTACACCAGCCGATGTTCCTGCCTGCACCAGCATGGGCTGCGTGCCAGTGGTGCTCACCGCATCCAGATGCAGCTCTACTCGAGTTGCGTACGCCGGGATACCAGTGATGGCGTGGGACGTGCCTGACGTCGTAGCAACCACGGCTGACGACTGCCGCTGTAGCTGCACCCACTCGGTGCCGTTATAGTGCTCGATGCAGTCGAGGTCCGTGTTTTCACCGGTGTCGCCCTGCGTAGGCGCTGCAGGGCGCCCTGCGGTTGCCCACTGCGGAAGGCGGGCCGCGCCGCCCACGTTCCAGATGAGCTGATTCGCGCGGCGCGCGTTGTTTCCAGTGGCGTCTACCGGAACCTCGGCGCCGCCGTTCGCGGTCAGCAGCGCGGCCATGGACACAGCACCAGTGAATGCAGCGCCCGTCAGCATGGCGGTGCCCGTCACCGCGTCGGCGATCGCAGCAGCGACGAACCGCAGTGCCACGATGTCGCCGGCGTTCCAGCCCAGCGCCGTGGTGTTGTCCTGCGCACGCACGATGGTGAGCGTGTCGACCGCGCGGCCGGTGCACTTCACGATCTCGCGGTCCAGCGCCGCGTTCTCCAGCACGAGGTAGAAGTAGTCCCCAACGCCAGGGTTCGGGAAGCGCGCGCCGTGGCCGGTCTGCACCGTCAGCGACAAGTCGCCTGCCAGCAGCGGGGCGGCCAGCTGTGACCGTGCGAAGTTGGTGAACAGAATGCCAGCCATGTGTTACCTCAAGCGAAGGGGCGTGCCTCGACGCGAAGCGCCTGTCGAGTGTAGCCGGAGTCAGCGCGCCAGCGGGCGTCGGAGACAAGATCTGTCCACATCTTGCCGTGGAAAATGGCATCTTTCGCGCTAGACCAGCCCCGGTTGGGCATGCTCATCAGGTCGTGCAGCACGCCGTGGAACAGACACCTGCGAAACTCGTTGTACAGGTCCGTGTCCCACTGGGTTGCCGTGGGCGTGGGGCGCAGGCAGCACTGCACGTGCAGGTCGCCGGCCGTATCTGGTGCAGGCGCCACGGTTAGCGTGGTCCCGGCGCCGCTGTGGAACAGCCGCGGCGTGCCTTCCTCGCCAGTGGGCACCTTGGCGCGCAGCAGCGCCAGCGGGAGCCAGCGCAGGTCGTGCCGTGCGGCCGAGACGACGACGTACGCTTCCAGCACATCGAGCGGCTCGGCGTAGGCCACCGGGGAGGCCAGTGTGTAGCCTTCCTGCGACACCACCAGCGTGATGGCGTCCAGATCCACACGCCACACCTTGGCGCGCTGGCACAGGTCCGTGATGATCTTGCGGTACGAGTTCTCGATCACCGGCGCCGGACACCCTTGGAGATGGCCTGACGCCTCGTAGATCATGCCGCTGATATCGATCGGTGCGCCCATGGGGTGTCCTTATTTCGTCGAACTGCCGCCAGCGGCGGGGTCGTCGGTGATCTGGCGGGTGGTGAGGCCGGCGGCCAGCGCTGAGTCGTAGGCGTCCTTGTACATCTTGGCGCGGCCGGACTCGGTGTGTTCGGCATCCACGGACTCCAGCAGCCACACGGTGCCGTTGACCACTGTGGACAGATAGGCGTCCTGCAGCGCGATGGTGTCTCCGAGCGCCGTCACCGGCACGCAGCGGGCGTAGGCGATGGACAGCGCGTCCCCGGCGGTAGCCGGCGGGAACACGTAGAAGCGGTTCGGGGCGCGCGGGTAGCGCATCCAGTTGGTGGCCGCCGCGGCGTTCTGGCCGGGCCAGCCGGGCGACAGCAGGTCCAGCGCCTCTTGGTTGATTTCCTTGAGGGACTGGCCGTTCTTGTTGCGCAGCACGTCGACCAGCCGCACGGAGTCTGCGGGGGCTTCCTGCAGCGCGCCGGCGGCGCAGGTGATGTCGGCGAAGTGGATGAACAGGTCCGGGCGGATGATCGCCATGCCCCGCACGATCTGGTCGATCTTGCGCAGCACGAACGGGTCCGAGTAGCGGTAGTCCGGGCCCATGCTGTCTTGCACGAGATCACGGACCTCGGTGAGGACTGCCTGGGCGGTGAAGCTCATGGCAGGTTGCGCGAGGCGTCAGCGGACAGGGCGGCTTCGTCGATCATCACGACGTCATCGAACGTCACCGGTGCGGCAGCCTTGGGTTTTTCCTTCGGTGCGCGGGGGCCCTTGGCGGGCGGTGCGATGGTTTCTTCGGCTGGCTCGTCAGGGATCGGCTCGAAGTCGGCGCGCTTGGCGAACACCGCCTGATACGCGTAGACAATGCCGGAAGGTATGTGACGGATGTACTTGGTCTGCATGAGGGTTCTCCATGGAAGTCAGGGGGCACGCGGCCCCCTGATTCTACGTCTGCAGGGGGTCAGGCAGCGATGGCCGAGACCATCTTGCCGAACACGCGCACGCGCAGCACGCCAGCGCCCAGGCCAGCGGTGTTCTGCTGCAGGCGCACGAACGACGCAGCGCCGGCGTTGACCACCGTGTTGGCGGCCGTGGCCAGTTTCACCAGCTTGGTGCCAGCAGCGGCGTCGGTGGCCCATGCGGTCAGGCCGGTCACGTCGGTGCCACCAAGCTGGATGTCCACGGTGCCCGTGGCAGTGCCGGGGCGCACCACGGTGACGGCAGCGGCGTGAACGATGAAGCCGGACAGGTCCGGGATCTCGAAGAACGACACCGTGTCGGTTGCGGCGACGGCCAGCTTGGAGCCGTCAATCTCGAAGTCCAGCATGATGTCGCCGGGGAAGCCGGGACGGTCAGTGGAGGCGGGGCCCATGCCTGCAGCGCGCAGGACGGCGATGGTTTTGTCAGCCATGATTCAGGTTCCTTTTCAGAATTGGGGGTTGAACTACCCCGGCCGAAGCCGGGGCGGTGTCATCACTGGCGGACGTAGCCTTTGGCCAGGGCTTCGGGCTTCACAACCTTGTAGCCGTAGACCTGCACGCCGCGCACGATGTTGCCGAAGGTGGATTCAGCACGGATGCTTTCCATCGCGGTCATCTGCGAAGCGAAGGTCAGGCCCATCTTGTGGCCGGCGACGATGCTGAAGCAGGTGTTGCCGGTGTCGGTCACGCGGTTCAGGTTGTGCGACACGTACAGGGTGAACGTGTCGATCATGCCCAGGCGGCCGTTGCGCAGGATGGAGGTGGCGTCTCCCGACAGGGAGGCGTCCTTCAGATCCGACTTTTTGATCATGCCGGCCATCCAGGCAGGGATCACCATGAAGCGGCCCGACTCGGGTGCGTTGGCTTCGGCCAGGACCGTGCCCATGTCGACGATGAAGTCGAGCACGTTGGTCTTGGTCAGCTGCAGCGGGGTGCCGGCCACGCCCAGGTTGATGTTCTGGCTGATGCGGCCAGCGGTGGCACCCTGGTTCAGGCTGGAGATGTCGGTCAGCATGCCGGTCAGCACTTCGCGGTCGATGCTGAGCTTCATGTTTTCCGACGCATCCTTGGACCACGTGTCCATCAGGTTGATGTCGGACTGGACCTTGTCCACGTCGTCCTCGATCACGGCGAAGTACTCGCCCTGGTCGATGAGCAGCTGGATCTTCGGCTTGTCCGGGCGGTCCACCGTCAGGGTCATGCCCTTCTGGTACGGACGGGTGTTGATGGTCGGGGTGGTACGGATGTTGACCGTGTCACCTTGCGACTTGATCTCGCCTTCGTAGTCGGTGTTCGAGATCGCCGGCAGCACGGATGCGTCGTAGAAGTTCTCGATCAGTTTCGAGGACCAGATCTCGGGAATGAAGTTGCCGCTGTATTGCGCGGCGCCGGGGGCAACGGGGTATGCCATGTGGGGCTCCTGTAGGGTTTAAGCTGCACTCAGGACAACGCGTCCTTCGTGCTGGGCGGCGTAGATGTCCTGCTCCAGCGCCTGCGCCTGCTGTTCCTTGCCCTTGTACTTGCCGGACAGCTTGTCGCGGTAGAAAGCGGCGATGTCCTCGCGCGTCCACTGCTTCTTCTGGGCCGACTGCGGAGGTGCCGTGCCGGTGCTTGCGCGCCCGGGTGCGACCTGCCGCTCCAGGCGCTCGCGCGCGCTGGGTGCTTGGGGGGTTACAGCGGCAGCAGGGGCTGCAGCGGCTTGGGGGGTTCCGTTGAGTCGCTTGTACGCGTTGAAGATGCTCACCACGCGTCCGAGATCGAGGTTGTCGTGCGCGTCCTTCAGCAGGGTGTCGCGTTGCAGGCCCGTGAATTCGTCCTCCTCAACCAGCCACGCGTGGAACGCGGCGTTGTCGTTGATGGACCGCCAGTCGCCCACAGCCCGGGTGAGGCTGTCGTAGAACTGGTCGCGCGTGTTGGCCACTTGCGTGTGGGCAACGGACTCCACCACCGGGCCCAGGCGGCGAAGCGCCTGGACTTGTGCGGCCATGGCTTGCACGGCTTGCGCCAAGGGAGCCATCTCGTCGCGGGCGGCGCGGCGGACGAAGTCCACCATTTCGCCACCGTACTCGGAGCTGTCCTTGTCGGTGATGTGAGAGGCGCGGGGCTTGGCCGGCTGCGCAGGAGTCGATTGCATCTGGGCGACCAGCTGCTCAAGATTCCGGCGTGCGGCGTCGGCGTCACGGAGTTTGGCCTGCAGCGAGTTGTGCACCCCTTGGAGGGAGCGCCACCGCTGGGCGAAGGTTTCACTGTTCTCGTCGTCGGTCTGGGTGTCACCGGCAGCGGGGGCAGGCGAGGGATCAGCAACAGGTGCGGGCGCAACGGCTTCACCTGCGGGGGCAGGTTGGGCAGAGGGATCGTTGTCAGCTGCGGGATCACCGTCGACGGGGGTGTCGGCGGGCTCACCGGAGAGCTGCTTGATCATCTCGTTGGCGCGGGCGGCGTTCGCTGCGATCTGCTCTTGGATGGACATGGTTCGTACCTTGCTTTCTGCTAAGGAGTTGGGTTTCAGGGCTCGATGAGCTGCCGGAGTTCGGTCAGCATCTGCACCCGCCCTTTGAGGGTGCTGAAAAGTTCAGTGCTGGTGGCGCATAGCCGCTCCATCTCTGCCACGCGCATGCGGGTCAGCAGTTCGCGCAAGGCGTCATGCTGCCTGCCCAGCTGTTTGAGCAGCTGGCGATCGGCGGGAGAGAGGTCGTACGCGCCCACGATCAGCCTTGTTTCACCAGCAGGAACGTGTAGGTGCCTGCCGTGGGAGTGAGGGCGCCAGCCGTGGGGTTCACGAACTGCAGCGCCAGCGTACCGGTCGTTGCGCACTTCGCGGACACCAGCGCGGTGGCGTTGGAGATGGGGTTTTGCATTGGGATGACGCCGGTGCCAGCCACTAGGCCAGCGACCGTGACGTTCTGGTACGCGGCCGTGGCAGCAGCGACTTCGGCCGGGGTCAGGGACACGCTGATGTGCGAACCGCCGGCCGGGGTGGCAACGGCGGGGATCAGCAGGTTGTCGGTATCGGTGGTGACGCGAGACATGGCAGGCTCCAGGCTAGGAAAAGCCGCGCTCCGCGGCGAAGTAAGTGCACACTATACACGAGGTGTAACAGGTGTCAACGCGCTCAACAGGGTTTCTTACCCTTGACCATGCCGCCGGCCTTGTACGGCGTGGCTTTCTTGGTCTGGGGGAAGAAAAAGTCCGAGTAGGACATGGTTTTCTCGGGCGCCTTGGGTTTCGGCGGTGCCGGGGCGGGCGCTGGCTGCGCCGTGGTGGCGGCTTCCTGGGCGGCGAGTTGTTTGCCGCGGAGGCCGGAAAGTTTTTCGGTGGCCATCAGAGCACCCCGCGGATCTTCGTGGCAGCGGTGCCGGTGGCCAGCACCTCGACAGCACACACCTCCAGCATGGTGCCAGCCGGCACGGACTCGAACAGGGCCGTGGCACCGCCCAAGCGGTGGCGGATGGTGATGTTGCCCGCGCCGCCGATCCACAGCTTGCGCACGCGCTGGAAGGTGGTGCCGTCTGCGGGGGTGATGGCGAAAGATTCTGTTCCGGTTTCGCTGCTCATGTCAGGCTCCTGTGATTTGGTTCGTTACAACAGTGGTTCGCCGGTGTACGTGCACCAGCTTTTGCGCGCTCGTGCCCACGCGCCCATGAATTTCGCAACCGGCGTTGTTTGTGGCTGCGCATAGAAGCCCTCCGCCGCTGAGTCGAACGCATCCGCGCACAGCCGCAGCTCGTGCTCCAGAGGGAGATTGTCGGCATTCGCTCTTTCGCGCATGGCGTCGGAGAGGGTGGTCCCGGTTGGCACCGTTAAGCTCCTGTGGTTCGACTGGTTACGGTGTTGGCGTCGCGGCCACCGGCCACGGACCCATCGGGGTTCTCTGCGCGACCGTTCGGGGCGCTCGGCCCCTGCGGTGCGGCTGCCTCGGCCATGGTTTTCTGCCGCTGCAGCTCGTCCATGATCTCCAGGCGCTCGTTGGTCGGCACGATGTCGTCGGTGGGCATGGCCAGCCCCTTGGCCACTTCGCGCAGGATGGCCGCGCGGCCCTTGACGCCCACGATCTGGCTGTCGATCGGGTTGGCGGTGGCTTGCAGGAACTCGACCCGGCGCACGTTGAGTTGTTCGCGGTTGGCCAGCGTCACAGCGCCGCGCGGAATGACCTCGCAGTCGCCCTTGATGCTCTCGTCGTCCACGTACTGCATGTTCCAGATGTACTGCGCCGTCACGGTCGGGCCGATGACGTCGAAGTCAATGTGCATGATGGTCTGGCGGATACCCTTGCCGGCCGAGCCCATGAGCATGGACAGGCCCGACGCGGTGCGCCCGGCGCCGCCCACCTGCCCGTCGCCGTAGACGTAGGCCGGGATGCCGGACTGTTCGTCGGCCATGCGAGCGAAGCGCTCGTACACGGCCATCAGCTGACCGCTGCGGTCCTCGGGCTGGTTGAAGCGGATCGCTGGCTGCCCCGAGCCCATCGGGTCGGTCTTGGTCTGCCAGATCTTCCATGGGAACATCTTGGTGATGACCTCCCCCTCGGCGAGCCGGTCGCGTGTGACTTCCACCTGGGGCCCGGAAGCGATGCCCATGTTGTTGGCCAGCGAGCGCGCGGCGGCGTTGCACATGGCCTGCACGTCCTCGATCAGCTCCGGGTAGCTCACGCCCCACAGCGCGCCGGGCGCCTTGACGGCGCTGGTCATGCGGTACGGTTTGTCACCCAGCGGGTCGTAGTTGAGGGTCGCCTTGATGACCCAGCGGCCCACGACCCACACGTTGGCGTCGTACATCTTGGCGGTGTCCGGCACCTCGGCCGAGGTCAGACCCCAGTCGATCAGGTCCTGGCCGGAGACACGGCCCCAGAACTCCAGCGCGTCGTACTTGCTGCTGTCGGTGCGCCAGATGCTGTACTTGTTCTCCAGCTGCGCCTTGGTGTGCTCGGCGGACCACAGCCACTCGGAACTGCTGCCCTCGCTGAGCACCGCGCGGATGGCGCCGTCGTCGTAGCCCGGCACGCCGATGAGGTCGGACAGGTCGGCCTCGGCAAGGCGGTGGTGCTCCAGGCAGTAGCCCTCGGTCAGGCGGGTCAGGCCCGGCTCCGGGTAGAAGCGGAACGGGTCCACGCGCCTGTAAGTGGGCACTAACTTCTCTTGCACCTTCGGTGTGTATGAGCCATCCGTGCCACGTGCCCACTCCAGCTGCCGCACGCGGCGGACCTCGGGGCCCTTCAGCACTGCTGCCGGGTACGTGGCCAAGTCGCTGATGAAGGCGTTGAACGCGTCCACCATGCCGCCCTCGGCGAACTGGTCGTCGATCTGGCGCTTCATCGCCGTGGCGCGGTCGCTGGCGTCGTCCAGCACCTGATTGCGGATGTCCTCCTGCGCCTGTTCTTCCAGGGCCGCCATGACCAGCGGGTCCAGCGGCGTGCCGCTCTGGATGAGCGCGATGACCTTCTGCCCCATCACCTCGGTGACGCGCTGCAGGCTCTCGGGGTTGACGTCAGGGTTGGCGGTCGGCTTCAGGTCGAAGGGGACGATGCCCTGGTCCAGCAGGATGTCGCGCAGCCAGCTCTCGGCACCGCGGCATTTGGTCGCCGTGACCATCATGAAGATGGCGCTGCCGCCCTCCTCGTTGATGGCGGCCAGCTTGTCGGGCTCGTACTCGCCGGAGCGCTGGCGCAGCGCCTTGAGCATCTTGGTCTCGATCGGCTGTTTGGCGTCCCGGGCCGCTTCCCAGCAGCGTCGCACGTGGGCGGCGAGGCCCGTGAGCACCGGGATCTGCTGGCGAAGCTCGGCGTCGCGTGCCTCTTGCGCTCGGGCGTCGTCAGCGTCGAGCTGGCTACCGGATTTGATGACGACGAGGCCGGGCATGGGCGGTCCTGTGGGTGAAGGTGCCCAGAGTGTAACGGAAGTGAGCCCTCACTTCAACAGGGCGACTTCTGGGCTATCAAAAAGCCCGCACTGTGCGGGCTTTTTGGGGGCGTCGGTGCAGACTGGATCGGGGATGGTGGGGGTGCTTGCGGAGGGGCTGTCAATTGGCGGCTTGAGCCGCCATAGCAACATACCCAATAGTCTTCGGATGTGTGCCATCCCCCGTATACCCAGCCTTCCAGATTCCAATGGTGTTTTCTGACTCAACAGCCAGCGCCACATCCAATACCTCAGAAACATATTGAGGAAAAGAGCGTAACCACTCGTTATATAGATGCCGAATGCTCAATACACCGCCGACAAAGTTTGCCCCGTTCGGAGTTTGATTTACTTCTGTGACAAAGCCATCCGTCGATGATGTTCTAGGTGGAAGCGTAGCGACTTTTACATCAATACCAGCGGCTGCAAGGTGCTTCCAAAATGCCGTCATCCTCGCTTGTATGAGCGCAAGTGCAACTCCGTTAATCATGTCGTTTGTGCCAAACTGACAAACTGCATGTGTTGCCCCGTAGGTAAGATTAATGACCTTGGCTGGATCACTCACCGGGTCAAATGTTGGAACTCCTCTACCTGGGTAACCAAGTTGCAAGAAAGGCACTTTTTTGCTAACGCAATATCTTGCAATCCACCCCCCGGAACTGAGATTACTTGAGTCTTCTTGCCCATTCGCAATAGAGTCTCCGAAAGAAACATATACGTCGCCGGAATAGCTTGATTTCCCTACGACAGCCAGCGGGGCGTAAATGTACCCGTTACTTGTGCCAAGCCCCGTGTTGTCCAGCAGTGTCCTGTCAACGCCACCATTGTCTGCCCATGAATCCCTTAGCCCGGCAGGGAATTGGCTCAAGTCACCAAAGAGTGTTGAGCTTCTACAAGCCATATTTCCAGAAGCCAGCGTAACATACGTGCGCAAATATAGTGCGTCTGCAGAAACTGGCGGAGTGGACGGTCCGCTATATTCAATAGGAACAATATTTGTTTTTACAACTTCACCTGGCTTTATCGTTCTACTTGTAGTGCCATCCGGGAATGTGAGCTGTATCTTTGTTCCGCTTTGCAGTTCAATTGCGGATTTAATGGTTATATCGACACTGCCAGGATTGTCGAAATAAACAGCAATTCCTATCAACGCAGTCTGTGGAATGAGCGCCATTCGCACCATGTGCGATGTTACGGCCTTGCTGCTTATGGATAGACCACTTGGGCGACCAAGCGGAACGCCTCCATCGAAGTAATCTAGACCGCTTTTGAACCCAATCCCCGCCCGCATCTGAACCTTCTGCGCGCTGGTAGGCTCAGACCCGCCGATTGCTAGGCCGGTGGGGGTCAGGGCGACCATGGCCATGGCCGTGGGGTTCGCATGGTCCAGCACCGCGCCGCCCAGGTCCCGGTCGACCCCCGTGTTGTCCGTGTAACCGACGAGCTTGCCGGTGATGCTGTCGTAGAGCAGCGGGCTGCGGGAGTCGGCGGTGTGAACGGGCATGGTGGAGCGCTCCGGGTGGTGTGACCCGGCTATGTTACACGGAGTGGGCGCTCACATCAACAGGGCTTGCGGCCCTTGGCCGGCGTCTTATGCAAACCCTCCTTCTTTTCGCCTCGGGCGTAGGCGGCCTTGCCCATCTTTTTCTCGGCGGCTTCTTCGCGCTTGGACTCTTTGGCGGCGAAGGGGAACGGTTTTTTCGTGGCCATGGGGGGCTCCTTAAAGAGGGTTGGTTGTGGCGCAGCTACGCTGCTGTCTGCCGGGCGTATTCTGCCATCAGCTCCTGCGCGATGGACTGTATCGCGTACGCCTCCTGCTCGGTACCTGGGTGGGTCTCTCCGATGCGTTCGGCGTAGTTCTGCCAGATGTGCACGGCCTCGTGCACCAGCAGTCCGGCGATCTCGATGCCCGAGCGCCCCTCGCAACTGCCCAGACACACGACGCACACGAGGTTGTTCTGTTTGTTGGTCATCACATGCGCGGTGGCGTCCGCATGCGTCGAACTGAGAAAGGGCGCGGAACCAGCCGGGATGCCGCAGTGTCGGAGCGCGTCGTGGAACTGCTCCTCGCTCAGGCACAGCGCCAGATAGGGCCCGGGCGCCGCGATGCGCCTGTCTAGCCATGTTACTTTTTGTTTTGCCATGTGCGTGTGTGCGTGTGTGCGTGTGGTCAGGTCCAGGCGGCGTACGATTTGCGTTGTATGGGGAGAGCCCGCTGGTCGTCCATGGCGCCGGAAATCTGTGCATCCGCGTGCAGGCACAGGTACTGGGCCGCATCCGAGATGTGCGAGGAGTTGTTCTTCTCCGGCGTGTCCTCGAACTCGCCGTTGGTTTTCAGCTTATACCGGTACCCGCCACGCATGGCGTTGATCAGCACACGGCAGCTGGGGTCCACGAGGAAGCCGGCACCTGCGTCCACCTGCCTGTTGAGGAACTGCTCCACCGCGGTGATGCGCGCGATGATCGAGTTGGTCTTGGCCGGGATCGCTTTGAACCCTTCCTTGCGTAAGACGTCGTACACCGTCTGCTCGTCGGTCTGGGCTCGGGCCGTGCCGGCGGGGTCTCCGATGACCAGCACTGGGCAGCCGGGGAACGAGCTCGCGAGTTCGGGTTTCAGGATGGTCCGCAGGAACCTCAGCAGCCCCATGCCGTCCGAGGTCAGCGAGCGGAAGATCAGCAGGCGGCCCATGGCGTCCAGCTGTCCGATGACGGCGGACGGGTTCAGGCCGAAGTCCATGCCGATGAGCAGCGGGCGCAGACCGTTGGCGATGTGGCGCAGCGGCTGCTTGGCGACGTGGAAGTCGGTGTCGAACGAGCGGAACACGGCCTGCCCGGCAAGACTCTTGCCGAACTTGCTGTGGATGTACACGTCGATGTAATCCTGGCTCTTTCCCTTGGCCAGATCCTCGTAGTAGTTCGAGGGCAGGTAGTGCACCCAGTCGGCTTCCTGCGACATGCCCGAGGGCTGGATGGTGATGTGCACGTTGTCCGGCGGCGCGCTCAGCAGGCGCTCCCAGTACGTGTCCATGTCCGGCGGGTTGCTCATTCCCCACACATGCCGGTTGCTCGCGCCCGTGTCGGTGACGCAGCCCTGGATGGGGTGCCCCTTGGCGTCGGTGCCCCACTCCGGCTTGTGCGGCACCATCATACCGTCCGGGTACCGGCCGAGACGACCCTGGAGCGCCTCGAACACGTCCGGGTTCAACTCGCGGAATTCCTCCACCACGGCGAAACTGGCCTGCAGCGAGAGCAGCCGGCGCACGTCGTTGGAGTCGTCCAGGCCCCGGAACATGACCTCGCACTCCACGTCGTCCATCCGGAGAATGAACCGGTAGCCCGTTTTCTCGTAGACACCCGCCAAGCCGTCCGGGAACCACTTCAGAAAGTCGGGGATCGAGGTGTCCCGCAGCTGTTCACGCGTCTGCCGGATCCAGATGCAGCGGGAACGACGGATGCCGTCGCGACAGGGCGCCATTCGCTTGGCATGATACAAAATCTTTATGATGCCGGCAGTTGTTTTGGTGCTCCCCACACATCCCACGGCGAGGGATATGAACGATTCGCTCAAAAAGAAGGGGGTTAGCGACGGAACGGGTGAGTAGGCCGTGTTGCTCACGAAATTGCGTCCTCGCCGGCGTATTCGTACTCCGCATCTTCCTCGAAAAACACGTTGGAGGAGCGTTTTTCGGTGGGCGGAGGGATATCCGGTGCTTGTGCAGCCTCTCGAGGGGCTCCGGGGAGGGTGATTGTCGGCACCTCGATCACATCCTGCAGCTTTTTCACCGCCAGAGCGTTCTGGTTCGACTGAATTTCGAGCCCCGCGCTCGGGATGTTGATCGTGATGCTGTATCCGGCACCTGCGGACTGCACTGCGGCCGCTTTTGGCTTCAGTCCGGCCCATTCGACGAGGTTTTCGAGCATTTTCACCCGCGCAGGACCGGCAACGTCCGGGTCTTTGACCAGCGCATGGGCGATCGGCAGCAGATCCTCGGCCAGCACCTGTGATTTGGCGGCAAAGGAGAACCCGTTTTCGGTGAGATCCTTGGTGTACGCGCCCACGTACCGTTGAAAGGTCGGGTTGGTTTCAATCCGGGCGTACTCGGACGGCAGGATGGCCTCTGCAGCCAGCACGGTGGCGATGGGTTCGTTGGCCCCGACCGCGTTTCGGGCGACAGCCAGCGCCAGCTCACGCAGGGTTTGGTCGGCAATCAGGGCATGGTTCATGCGTGGAATGTATCAAAAATCTCGGCGGCTGGGAAATGTGAGTGGTCACACCGGACTCGAAAAATAGCCGGGCGGATTTTTTGCGCATCTTTGTACGCAAACGCGTGTAAACGAAGCGGACTCTATTTTTTCCGGGCGCTCTACGCGGAGGGGATAAGACACCCGGGGTGGGGTGGCCGCTTGACGGGTGTGCCCCCTCCCCCCCCCCTACCCACCTTAACTACTATCACCATTCCACTCGCAAGTCAAGCCAGCCTGTCATATAATCAAGGCTCGGGACCACTACTTATTCACGTAAAGGAAACCACCATGAAAAGCCCTACCCTTTTCCCTTCCATTGTCTCGGACGACAACACCTCCACGCGCGCCCTGATCGCGGATGACGTCATGACATTCGGGTACCATGATGCTGCCGTTATCGCACGTAGGCAGCGCAAGCTGTGTTTCACGCTTGCGTACTTTCTTATTTTCGGCCGCGCACCTCGGAGCCTATGATGTCCATATCCAGCCAGAACATCCGGAGTATCAACAACATCAGGCGCGAGACGCTGCGCCGGCGCGAGACGGAGCGCACGAGCGAGGTGGCACGCATGGCCACCGACCTACAGCGGCAAGGGCTAACCCGCACCGAAGCGCTAAAAACTGCAGAGCGGCTGGTCCCCCATGTTTAAGGACGTCGCCCTCGCGGTCGTCATCGGCCTTGCGCTCGCCGCCCTCGCGGTGCGATACTTCACCACCTGATCCACTCACTCCCTGGGGCATATCGCTGCCCTTTCGCCCCCGCGCCGCAAGGTTCGGGGGCTTTTTTACGTCCGAGCAGTACGCGACGAGCTAAGGCCCGGGCAACTACTATCACTTCGCTAGCAAACTACTATCACCCGGCGGGGCTCGGCGAGCCGTAATCCCATGGGATTTGCCCTCACATAACGCTTGCACCACATGTGTCATAGGTATATAATTGGCACATGCCACGAAGGCATACCGACCCGGCGGACCCGGACACTTGTTTACTGGAGTACTTATCATGGCCATCGCCACCGCTATCAAAGCCCCCGTCACTCGCGCCCAGAAGGACGCAGCCCGCGCCACCAAAAAGGCCGCTGCTGTTGTCGCCACCCGCGACGCGAACGTGGGAACCCTCATCAACAAAGCTGGACAAGCTGCAGCTTCCATGTACACCCTGTGCCGGGAGGCTGCACAGGCGGCCGCAAAGCAACTCAACCCGGCCAAGCCTCTGCAGGAACGTCTCTCCGAAGTGGTGAGCCTGTATGCGGCCGACTTCGCTGCAGCGGGTCATAACGTCAAGGCCGTGTTCTCTGATGCACTCATGCTGCACGCATGCGCTCAGACCCCGGTGAGCGTCAACGCCATCGGCACCGATGGCAAAAAATGCGAACAGCATGTGACCGCAGCAGACGCGGTCAACATGAGCAAACATGCCATGCGCGATGCCGCAAAGCAAGTGCGCGAAGCCCATGGTATCGGCCGCAAAGCGGGTGCCGGCCGCAAAGCTGCAGTCCCGGCCGCAAAGCCCACGTCCAAGGTGGCGCAGCCCGCGACCGTGACGGCATCCGAGGTGGACCGGTTCACATCATGGTTGGATGACATGGACGCCTATATCGGCGACGCGGTTTACCACCCGCGGATTGTGGCCCACCTCATTACGCTGGGCTTCACGCTCAGCAAAGCCGCCAAAGGTCGCACCGTGACAGGCGCGGCCAGCCACTAAACCACAACATACCCGCCCCACATGGGGCGGGTAAAGGATCAACCATGAAAAATTTTTTCTACATCGAGGTGACCGACACGTTCGCGGGTGAAGCGAACTATGGTTGGATGACCCGCCACAAGGTGCGCGCATCCACACCACGTGGTGCCATGGTGCGCCTGGGCCGCATGTCTGGCATGTCATGGCGCAAGGTCGGCGACTATGGCGATACGCTCCGGTATGACAGCGCCAGCGGCGCCACGTGCGCGTTTATCGAGCCGTGGGAGGATGAGCACGCCGACCTGCCCCGCGTGCGCGAGCTGTTGTAAGCCCCGCGAATCCCCACCGAGGGCCCAGGCGCAAGCCGTGGGCCCTTTTTTGCGTCCACCAAGGGGGTAACTACTATCACCCGCGTTCGGCGCTCACAGGCCCGATACGCTGAACTACTATCAGGGCAACGTGCCCGCAGCGGGCGATGAGTGGGGATGCGGCCCACGGGGCCGCTAATCCCGTGGGATTAAGTCCTACATATGTTGCACAGATACATGAGCCTAGCAAACCCCGTGCCAACTGAGGTATGAGCGAGGCAAAAAGGCATACTGCTGGGGGTTTAACGAAAGTACTACAGTTTTTGGAAGGAAAATATCGCTCGGAACCCGCATAAACACTGGGCCTCTGAAAACTAACTAAAAGTTGTGCCGCATCGTGAGATGAATGAGCCGCGATGTGAAACGGCGGAAGCCGGAGAAAACGCGGAATCGGCATGAACAAAACAACGTAAGTACTTGATTTATATAGAGAATGTGGCTGCGGGCGGGCGGTTCCCGCACAGGTGCCAAGGGACAGCCCGGAGGGTGGGGGGTATAGAGTTAGTTAATTAGATAGATAGATGATAATAATTGGGTTACGCGGGCAACTTTTTGGTCTGTCCCCAATTTCGGCGCGGAGAGGTGCCGATGGAGGCTGCCGGCTTCCCGCAGTGTCTCTCTACCCCCGGAAAATCTATCTATTTGTCTAATCCTTATAAATCAACGACTTGCAAGCGTTTCTTCGAGCTAAACTCGAACGTCTGCAATCTATGGTTACGTTTCGTCCGCGCACATCAGAAGCACACGACACTAGTGCTTCGGTTCAACACAGTAACAACGCCGACATCTACGCACCTTGCTTCGGATACACACACGCACAACCCTTCGGGTTTCCAACAAACCGCACGTGCAACACACACACAACCGAAGCGTTGTACTAGCCTGTCCACGTGCAACACACGCATAACCACATCATCTACGCACAACCGAAGCACCTTAATCCCGTGGGATTAGCCCTGCCTCGTACGCAACTATTGCGCTCCGCGCTTTTTGTTGGTACATTGCAGCTTTCCACCCACCCAGGAGCCACGATGGCTAAGACCGTTACCACCCCAATCACCCTCCGCGTCCCCATGGATGTGTTCGAGTCGCTGCAGAGACTGGCCACTTTGCGGGGCGTGTCGCCCAGCGCCGCTGCCCGAGAGGTGCTGCACCGCGCCATGATCGAGGGCCGCCTGCAGAGCTACGTCGACCCTGCAGCCACCTCAGCGGCTCCCGCCGCACCCACCAAGCCAGCACCTGTGCTGGACATGAGCCCGGAGGCAGTAGCCCTGCGTGCAAAGCTCGACGCACTGTTCGACGGTGCCGACGAACCCGCTGCACCAGCCCCTGCGCACACTGCGAGCACCCCTGCACCCGCGTCGCCACCCGCCAACCCGCGCGACTGGCTGTTACTTGACGGCAGCGAGCCGGACCCTGACACGCTGGAGCAGCTGGTGTTCTGCTTCGACACACCGGAGAAGTTCGCGGCGCACAACGCACGCGAGCGCAAGCGCCTGGAGCAGGAGCGCATAAAAGCAACCATCCTCACCCCCGAGCAGACCATGGCACGCATTGCCGAGGGCATGGCGGCCGTGCGGGCACAACCCGGCCACGGCTACATCGAGCCTTACGTCCGCGTGGACCACGCCCCCAAGCGGGAGCCCCTCACCGCAGCCAACTCCGCCGAACTTCCCGAGGCCGGCACCCCCGCATGGATAGCCATGGCGGAACGTCAAGGGCTCCCGCCTGAAGCCATCGCCGAGGTGGTTGCAGCCACGCAGCCGAGCCCTGCACCCGAGGCCAAGGTGGTGTCGGGCTCCTTCGACTTCGACGCCTGGGGGGATTGATGGACACCGACACCGAACGGGTTGTGCTTCTGGCACAGATCGCGCTGGAGGGCGTCACCCTGAGCCCGGAGGTGCAGGACGCGTGCAGCACCGCGACGCTGCGGGCCATCCTCGACGTAGCAGTGCGCAGGAGCGCCCGAGGGCTTGAACCTATGCAGTATGTTGCGCGGACTACAGGGCTAAAGCCGCGCGTGTACCCGGCGTATGGAGCCCTGCCGTGCCCATAGCACCCGACGAAACCCGCCTCACCTTGCTGGCGCAGATCGCGCTGGAGGGCGTGCGGATGACACCGGAAGCGCAGGAGCTGGCGAGCATGGAACGGCTGGAAACCATCCTAGATGCAGCGAGGTACAGGAGCCGGTACAACCGGGCGCAGGCCGAGTACGGCGTAGAGCGCAATGCGGACGGCACTGGCCCAATCGTTGTGGGCGTAGCCAAGTTTCCCACGACTTGACACGTACACCACATAGTGGTACAATGTAGTCTGTGTAGGGGAAGAACGCCTGAACGATGGCGCCCCTGCACAGTTACCCTAATCCCGTGGGATTAACTTGTTCACTTATTGGAGAATCACAATGGCCCACATCGCCTACCTCATCCGCGAGACTCTGACGTTCGCCTACCTCTGCGGGCTCTATGAGTGCCTGCGCTACGGCAACGAGTCTGGCCGCACACACCGCTTCAACCAAGACTGGAACGAGGCGTACGACACGGGTATGAACCACGCGGACTGGCTGTGCCGTCGCAGCACCTACTAATCCCACGGGATTAGGGGTCCACTACTCATTCACTGGAGATTCTCATGGCCAAAGCCAAACGCACCTGCGCGTTCACCCCCGACGACATTCGGCAAATGCTGCCCGTAATAACCAAAGATGGGGCGTTCACACGATCGGATTTAATCCTCCTCTACACCGTCGTCACCTCCCGCATCGCCATGCTGGCCCTGAACCCGGACCTGCCGGAAGATGCCGCGTACAGGCAGTCCTTGGTGCACCTGTCCCTGCGCATCGAGAACATGGTGTACGACATGGACACACCGCGAGGTGCCGCATGAGCACCGGGCTCCCACTTCCACTGTCCATCGCCGACTTGCCCGTGGGCGCCACGTTCACCCACAAGGGTGTGGAGTACCGAAAGGTGTTCAACAAGGGTGTCGTGGACGCTGCCATCATCATGGCCGCGCGGCACCCGGACCACGAAGGCGTGTTCCCACTTGGTGGGCAGCTGGGTGCGCCGCCGTCACTGAGCATCTGCGCAGAGTGCCCCGCGAGTGGGTCCAATAACCACCGCCGGATGTGCTCGGATGTGTACACCACGGTCCCGTGCCACACGCCTGACCAGCGCGGCTCCATGCTGATCCTCACCGTGGATACCGCCTACGAAATGGCCTTGGCCGGGTGCGTGTCATGGTAGCAACGGCCCACCACAACTAATCCCGTGGGATTACCGGGTTCCCACACACCCGTACCCGGCGCACTTGTTTACTGGAGAATTCACATGGCCAAACCCCCTGTCAAAATCACCGCCCCCACGGCGTACCACGGTTTCATCCTTCGCCCTCGCAAAGACGGTGGCATGGACCTGATCGACCCCGAGACCCACCGCTGGGCAGCCTTCCCGACGCAACGGTATGCGAAATGGAGCGCTACGCTCTTGACCAACATGGCCACCCGGTTCGGCGCATCGGCACCACTGAAAACCCTGCCTATTGTGGATGCACCATGAAAGCCACTGACCGCCCCCCACTGCCCCTGGGCAACGCCGAGTACCTGTCGTGGTACGCACTGAAGCAAGCCGCCCGCGCCGATGGACTGGATGACACCGGCTACTGCCTCGACGCCCCATGCCGCATCCCATGCGGCTGCCACGCTAACGAGTACACACTGCCCCGCACCGCCCCCACGGTCGACCGGGAGCCCGGAGCAAGGGTGCACGCATGAACCCGCTCACCCGCGAGTACCTGCTGCTGTGGCTGCGCATCCGTGCCGCCTACTGGCGCTGGGTGCTGGACAACATCGACCCGTGCCACGAGGATGTGCCGCTCGTGATGCGCACCGCGTGGACCATCAACGACAGGATTGACGCCCTAGAACGGGCAAGGGGTACGACATGAGCACCAACACCCACACCCACACCATCTGCATCGACGTCAAGGTGCACGACATTACCAAGCTCTACGACGCCGCGTGCTTGCGGTACCGGGAGGAGAACACCGAAGCCGACCGCGACGAGGTATGCGACATGCTGGGCGACGGGCCCCCGGGCTACGTCGATGTGACCGCGTGCCTGATCATGCTGCTGGACCCGGGCACGCTGCCGGGCTGCGCCATCCTTGAGAGTCGAGGTGCAACATGACCTCCGACGACTTCATCATCATTTCGCTCGGCTTCGCTGCCGCGCTCTGGTTCCTGTGGGACGCGTACTGCCGGACCCCACCCGACGATAAGGAGTAGCACCATGACCATACCCACCCTGCACACTTTTGCTGCCTGGGCACACCTGCCCAATGCGCGCACTGCAGCCATGCTGATCAACCACGCGTCGACACACATCCCCCTGTGGGAAGCGGCGTGGTACGAGGCCCGAGGGATGACCACCTACACGCGGCTCACGCTCGCCTGGGATGCGGCGTGGCACGTCCACCGCGCCGACAACGCCAACGACGCAGCCCGCGCTGCACTGCGTGACTCCCGCTGGGACGTGCCCAGTGCCCTGGTGCGAGACGCCCTGCGTGGCCCCTGTGCCGCACTGACCACGTGGGAGCACTGCGCAGCGTACCTGACACGGCCGCACCGGGAACTTGTCACTATGGCCGACGCCGGGGACCACGCTGCCGCGCTTCTGATACCTGCCGTGCTGGCCGCCGAAGCCGCTCGCCGGGCGAAGGAGTAATCCCATGGGATTAAAAGCTGCTGATCTTCACACCTTCAACGACCCCCACCGGGGCCTGCTTGCTTTCATCATCTCCACCCGCGACGGTCACCCCACCGGTGTGCTGTACGCGGGCTCCACCAAAGCGGCGCAACACCGGGCGCAAGCCCTCGCCGGCCGCGGCGCCACTGCTTCCCTGACCCACACCACTCACTCATTTACTGGAGAACACCATGGCTATGAACCAAGAAAATCCCCTCGCCCCCATCCCCGAGGGCGCCTGCACCGATGACCCCGTGGAGTTCGTCTACAAAGGCCGCCGCTTCCGTGTGGAGTTGCAGTTCGACGACGACGCCGGGCCGCCGCAGAATGAGTGCGGTGGGCATGGTGTTATAACCCACCAATCCGAGACGTGGGCGCACCGGCACAGTGGAGACCCGGACGACATGGAACTGGCGTCTGATCTGCACGCGCTGGAGGATATTGACGACGAGGACTTGGCCGCTGCGTCGCTGATGCGTGAACTCACCTGCGGGTGCCCGAGTTACGATCGGTTGTGGTACGACGTCCTTCGAACCCTGCAGAAAGCCGAGGCCGAAGGCTGGGGCATGGACGCTGCGTGGCACGCCGAGCACCCTGGCGCCACCCCGGCGGAGATCCGCATGGCCGCGGTCGAGAAGGACTTCGCGTACCTGCAGGGCTGGTACGACGACGACTGGTGCTACGTCGGTGTGGTGGTGACACTGTTGGACGCCGAGGAAGATGGCGACGACGCGGAGATTGATGAAACCTCCTGCTGGCGCTTTGAATCCACCGACACCGAGGGGCAGAACGAGTACGTCCGTGACGCCGTGGAAGAATTACTGTCATCGAACGGCGGAGCCTTGGTTTGACACGTACACCACATAGTGGTATAATACAGGCTATGTAGGGGAGATGTGCTCCCACGCAGCTGACCCACCCCACGCTAATCCCGTGGGATTAACTTATTCACTTATTCAGGAGAATGCAATGAGCATCAAAGATCACGCCTTGTTGGTGTCGCTTAACGTCGGTAAGCCGCAGTTGACGGCAAAAGACGCCAAGGCAACCTTCGACGCCGAGCTGGCCAACAACGCCTCGGGCGCGGGCCAGTACCGCAAGGACCTCTACCCCAAGTCGCTGGTGGCGCCCATCCTGGCCGTCGAATCCGCGGCCCGGGCCTACATCGAGAACACCACGTACCCGTGGAACCGTGGCGAGAACCTGCTGCCGGTGACGCGCTTCATGGAGTTCACCGACCGCATCGGCAAATACCAGATCGAGTTCGATCAGGCCGTAACCGCGTTCCTCAACAACTGGACCGGCGTCATGGCACAGGCCCAGCAGCAGCAGGGCACCATGTTCGACCCGGGGTCCTACCCCGACGTGTCGGACCTGCGCAGCGACTTCCGCTTCCGCATCGCCTACCGCCCGGTGACGGACGCCGGCGACTTCCGCGTGCAACTGCAGGAGGACGACCTGAACACCGTGCGCGCCGCTGTCGAGGAGCAGGTGCGGGAGAGCACGAACGAGATGCTGCGAGCGCCGCTGGAGCGGCTGCGCAGCGTAGTCGCCCGGCTGCATGAAGTCGCCGGCAAGACCGACCGCGTGGTCGACGGGTCCAAGGGTGTGCAGGTGAAAGCCCCCATCTTCCGCGACTCCGTGGTGGAGAACATCTCCGAGGAAATCGCCCTGTTGCACGACTTCGCCGACATGCTGCCCGACACCCACTTGGCGCTGGCCAAACAGGTGGCCGACGCACTGCCGCACCCGCAGCAACTGCGTGACGACCCGGTGCAGCGCAGCGAGACCCGCAAGAACATGGGCGACCTGCTGGCACAGATCAACGGCATGTTGGGGGAATGAGCATGGATGCACCAACCCCCGCCAATGTTGTCGTAGCCATCAACGCCTCGGCCTTGTTGCTCACTGAGCCGGACGCTGTGGCTCTGGCCATGTTGATCCTCAAGTCACGCCACGTCGAACGCGACTGGTCCAACTCGGCGAGCAGCACCTGCAGGTGGAAGTACCGCGCGTCCGCCGAGGGCGGGGCCACTGTGGAGCTGTCGATGATGTCCCCAGCCCAGCTTGCCGAGCTGGCCCTGAAAGAAACCTAATCCCACGGGATTAGCACCCAGGAGAACCACCATGTTCATCATCGCCGCGGCGCTGCTCGCCATCTCCATGCAGCACTACAACGACACACGCCCCTACGTGTTTGTCCCCGAGCCCTACGTCTGCTACGATCGCTGCGCGTAAAGCAGCGCAAAGCATAACCGGCGCCACAGCGGTCCTGTGGCACAACCCTACGTAATCACTGGAGCATCATCGTGAGAATCAGCCATATCACCCCCGTCATCGTCAAGCGCTATCTCGACAAGCAGACCCGTGCCCGCACGCTGTTCCTCAAGGGCAAGTCCGGCATCGGCAAGTCCGAAGTCGTGTTCCAGGCTTCCGAACTGCTGTCCCAGCATGTTGACAACTGGAAGGGCGTCGTTGACCTGCGCCTCGCCCAGATGGACCCGACCGACCTGCGCGGCATTCCGCACGTCACCGACGAGGGCCGCACCGCGTGGGCCCGGCCTGACTTCATCCCCAGCGAGGGCGCCGGCATCATCTTCTGCGACGAGATCACCTCGGCCCCGCCCGCTGTGCAGGCGTCGGCCTACCAGCTGTGCCTGACCCCCTGGGACTTCGGCATCCCGCGTGAGTGGATGGTGATCGCGGCTGGCAACCGCAAGAGCGACCGTGGTGTGACGTTCAATATCGCCGCACCCCTGCAGAACCGCCTGTGCGACATCGAGGTGGTATCCACGCTGGACGACTTCACCAACTACGCCATCACGGCCGGCATCCGCCCCGAGATACTGTCATTCTTGCGGGACCGCCCGGACTTCCTGCACAAGTTCGACCACAAGGCCGAGCCCGGCCCGTTCTCCTCGCCACGTTCGTGGTTCGCTGTCAGCGGCACGCTGGGCCTCGACCTGCCGCAGGCTGACCGCCTGGAGATGATCCGCGGTGACGTCGGCGAGGAAGCCGCCGTCTCGTTCGAGACCCACCTGCGCGTCTGGGAGTCGATGCCCCGCATCGACGACATCTTGGAGGGCAAGCCGGTGGAGCTGCCCAAGGACCTGTCGGTGCGCTACTGCGTGGCCATGGGCTTGGCGACCCGCCTCGACAAGGACAACTTCGGCAAGGCGTGGCCGTTCATGGAGAAGATGCCCGGCGACATCCAGACGCTGACCATCAAGCTGGCCTACACCCGGGACCGCACGCTGACCACGTGCTCGGCGTTTGCAAAGTGGGCTGTGGCGAACGCAAATGCGTTTTCCGCACGGTGATGGAACCGCTGCGCTGGCAGACGGAGACACCCGGGGTTTGGTTAGCCCTGACCCCGGGGAAACTGTACCGGGTGATGCCTACTCGCCGTGACCCCGCCGGGTCCAAGCTGTTGTACCGCTTCGCGGTGGTCCGCGCTGCCCGGGACGCTGGGGGGCTGCACAACCCGGCTACGGGTACGTGGGTCGCTTCGCTGGTCGGCAAGATGCCGGCCGGCGCCACGGCCTTCGACATGCTCACCGAGCACGAGACGCTGGACGCGGCAAAGCTGCATGTTGAGGCGTTATATGCCTTGGAAGGGGGATAGCATGGCAACGACCTATGACATGGATAAGCAGGTGACGTGCACCACCTGTCGAGGCGAGGGCACCATCGACGAAACACTCGGTGGTGAACCGTTCAGCAATCGCTACGCGAAGTGTCCCGACTGCGATGGCCGTGGGCACGGCTTCGCCACTTCCCCCAACCGCGTGCAGCGCGTCGGCCCGCTGGAGGTGCTGCGCGAGGAGCTGGACGTGTACACCACATGGTCGGCTCGCCTTGCCAAGGACAAGCACGCCTACTACACATGGGTGCTGAGCCACAACCGGCGCGACGGCTACCTATTCGCCGGGTACCGGGACCGCAACAGGACCAATGGGAACATGCTCGTGGAGCCCGGTGAAGCCGAGAACGTAGCCATGGCGTTGCTGGCACTGAACACTGATGCCCTCGTCGAACGCCTTCGCTAATCCCACGGGATTAGATATACTCACCACTGTTACTTGTTCACTTACTTCTGGAGACCTTCATGTCCTCAAACCTCGACGACCGCATCGCGCTCGCCTACTCCAAAATGGGCCTGCGTGAGCCCTTCATCGCCGCTGTCATGGCCCGCGTCAAGCGCGAAGTCAGCGACACTGTGCCCACCGCCGGCACCAACGGATCGTGGGTTCGCTTCAACCCAACGTTTTGTTCCGCGCTCACCGACGAGCAGCTGTTCGGCGTCGCACTGCACGAGTCGCTGCACATCGTGTTCATGCACTCGTGGCGCCGTGAGGGCCGCGACCCCTCGCTGTGGAACGTGGCCAACGATGCGCTGATCAACCAGTACATCCGCGAGCGCAACTACCAGCTGCCGGACGGCGTCGTGAACATCGGCTGGGTGACGGCCACCATGGATTCGGAGGCTGTGTACGAACGGCTGCGGCAAGAGCAGAAGCAACAGCAGGCAGGCGGCGGTGCCAAGGGCCAAGGGTCCGGCAAGGGCACACCCGATTTCGGCGCCGGTGGTTTCGACGGCACGGGTGATCTGGAGGACGCCGTGGACGAGGCTGGCCGCACAGACATGGAAGCCAGCATCCAGGCTGCTGCGTCGATGGCCAAGGCGTGTGGCCAGGGCAGCTCCATTGTCGACCGCGTGCTGGGCAGCGTCGCCAAGTCCGACGCGCCGTGGTACGAAGTCACCCGCAACATGCTGACCGAGAAGTCGGCCGCTGATTACACCTACCTGCGCCCCTCGCGCCGCCACATCGCCGCCGGCCTGTATCTGCCCTCGCTGCACAGCGAGGACCTGGGCGGGCTGATCATCGGCTTCGACACTTCGGGCTCCATGGGCCCGAAGGAGTGCGATCAGGTGGCGGCCGAGCTGCGCGCCATCGTCGACGACGTCAACCCCGCGTTTGTCGAGGTGGTGTACTGCGATTACGACGTCACCGCTGTGGAGCGTTTCGAGCGCGACGAGCCGCTGGACCTGCACCCCAAGGGTGGTGGCGGCACCCGATTCCAGCCCGTGTTCGAGCACGCTGCGCGGAGCGAAGACAACTACTGCGGCATGATCTTCTTCACCGACCTCGAAGGCAATCTCTCCGAGTGCGAGGAGCCCTCGTACCCCGTCATCTGGGCCGACATCGGCCGTTCACACCCCGAGGTGCCCTTCGGGCTTCGGGTGCAAGTTAATTTTTAAGGGAACACCATGAGCACCGACAACGAAATTCTGTCCCGCCTGCGAGACCTTCAGGTGGCCACCCGCGACCTGCAGACCAAGGCCACCCGCGCCGAGACCAAACTGGTGCGGGGCTTCGAGGAACTGGGCGTCAACATCAGCACGGGCGACGACTGGCTGACCGTCGACGACATCGACCGCACGGTTACTGTCACGACTCTGGGGCGCAGCACCCTCGTAATGCTGACCGACATGGCCCGCCGCGGCGCGACGCAGGTGGGCAAGGAATACACGATCCTGCACCGCGGCCGCGTGGCGGGGTCCGTGGTGTTCAACCCGACACGGTAAGGAGAACGATATGAAGCACGAACAACCCGAGCCGCAGCCCCACCTGTGGGACGGCACCCCGATGGCCGCGATGCCCTACGTCATCAGCAAGGAGAACTCAGTGCCAACCAACCACGACGAAACCCTGTGTGGTGAGCGAGAGCTTGCGCTGGTGGCGAAAGTTGAGGCGCAGGCTCGGCGTATTGCTGCGATGGAGAAAGATGCTGCTCGGTATTTGTGGCTGCGCAATAACTGGTTCACCATGGGAGCGGCTTACCCGGATGAAAAGGTTAAGTTCTACACCAATTGCACTCGTTGGTCAGATCAACCGGAAACGAACATTGACGAGGCCGTTGACGCCGAACTTTTGAAGGATCAGAAATGACTGAAAAACTGAGGGCGATTGCCATGTTGGACGAGATAGACCGGCTGAAGGCGGAGAACGCGGGGCTTCTGGCCATGAAAAGCGATCTGGCCTGCCTCGTTCAACGGCTGGCACGCAAGCACCACGACACCGCACTGGCGACCAAGGCGATGCAGTACGTGGTTAGAAAAGACCTGATCGGGGACTACATGCGAAACACGGAATTCGGCGTTACCGATGGCGAACTGCAACGACTCGTGGACACCATCAAGGGCCACGCAGCAAAGGGAGAAAGCCATGAGTGAAGCACTGAGACTGGCGGAATACTGTGAAGGGCTTGCATCCGAGATTGACCACTCACATTTCACGCACGACCTGCTTGCGTCAGCAGAAGCGCTTCGCCGCCTCGCCAGCGTGGAAGACGAGCTCCACCAGGCGCGGGAAGAGCTTGCAGCGCTGAGGGCCTCGCTGGGTGAGCCTGTGCCTGAAGTTGTCATCGCCCACTACGGTGGGCAAACCCGAGGTATTGGTTACAGCAAGCTGCAGGCTTTGGTAGACCCTGAAAAACTACCTATAGGCGCGAAGCTATACGCCATCAAGGACAAATCATGAGCAACACCACCGATGACCGGCGCTAGTCCGGTCCATGAATGAGTTGGGCTTAGGCCCGGAGAGGAACAACATGACCTTGGAAGAATTCGTCCGATCTGACATGCAGATGCTGCGAAAGCTGGCCGCTCGCGGAGTGGTAGAAAAATCGTACCTGGAAGAAACCGCTGACATGCGGTTGCTGGACCTGGCGCAACGCGCAATGCGAGAGAAACTGAGTCTCGCCAGGCGCAAGGGGCGCGGCGGCTGGTGGAACCAAGCTGAGTGCTCTATCGACCACCTCAAAGCACTGCTGAGCGATCACGTCGAGAAGGGCGACATGCGCGACGTGATGAACCTGGCCGCGATGGTGTACCTGCGTGAGGTCGCCGACGAGCAGCCCAACACCACGATGACCACCGCGCCGCGTGCGGTCGATTAACCAGTTCGGCACTGCCGACAGAAAGGAAACCATGAGCCAAACGCTGGAAGAACTGGGAGACGCGATCACAGACGCGCTGGCGACCAACCCCGTGCAAGACGTGCTCGGCGTGCTGTGCGGCGCGCTGGTCGGGCTGGTGCGCGAATTGACGATTCGGAGCGGCAACGACCCGGATAAAACCATCACGCTTGATGCAGGTCCGGGGCAACGCAAGATCGAGATTCACGCGCTGCCGAACACCGAAGTTGACCGGGCCAGCGGGTCCGGTCGGACGCAGAGTTAAACAGGAGCCCGAACGGGCAGAAGGAACCGAAATGCAGATGTGGATTGACACCGAGTTCAACGAATACAAGGGCGCGCTGATTTCCATGGCGCTGGTGGCAGAAGACGGGCGCGAGTGGTACGGCGTGCGCTTCTGCGATGACCCCGGCTGGTGGGTTGGCGAGCATGTGATGCCTTTCCTGAACAAAGAGCCGCAGCGCGACGACTATTTGCGCGCGTCCCTGCACGACTTTTTGGAGCAGTTTGACAGCGTGCAAATCGTGTCGGATTGGCCCGGAGACATCGCGCACTTCTGCAACTTCTTGGAGTACCGGCCAGGGGACCGCATCGGCCCGGACACGATGACTTTTGAGGTGCGCCGCGACTTGCCGGACACAGCGAAAACATCGGCGATCCCACACAACGCACTTGAAGACGCCCGGGCGCTGGCGCGCGGTGCATTGGCTGCTGTTTAACACAAATTCGGGAACACCACCCGTCGCATAACACCGCCACCACCTGACGCAAGCCATTGATCCACAAGGCTTCACCGAATAACAGAACTTGGAAACACAACATGAGCAACACAACAATCATCAGAGGACTTGCGGAGCGGATCGAGCGGGAAGCGCCCGCTGTGCCGGAGGTTGAATTTCGAGTCGCGGTAGCCAACCTGATTACCTCTATAGACGACCACCTACCAGACGAGGCATTTGCAATGATTCCTACAGCCGATTGGAACCGGGTGACCGCCCACCTTGCCGCACCCCAGCAGGCACCACAAGCCGCGCCCATTGCGCGACCACTGAGCGATGAGCAGATCAAGCACCTAGAAGTCTGGCCCCTGATGACCATCACAGAAGTCGTTCGCGTTATCGAGCGTGCCCACGGCATCAAAGGAGATTGAGATGACTCTTACCCCCGGACCCAAAGAGGTTGAGTTCAACGACTGGTATGACACGAAGTTCAAGCCGGCAATGGAACGAGGGCCGCTGGATAAATATGTCGCCAGACAGGCATGGTTCGCCAGCGCCCGCGCAATCGAAGCCGCAGCCATCGAGAGCTTCCTGAACGACAGCGGCCAGTACCTGACCAACGACGCGACACGCGAGGCAACCATTGCCGCAGCAACAGCCCCGCTGCTGGCACGCATCGCCGAACTTGAGCGACAGCTTTCGCAGCCTGTGGGTGAGCCCGTCTACCAATATCAGCGCGCTGATGGCTCTTGGATTGATCAGACTAAAGCCAGTCACGACTACAACGTTAGCCACGGGCAGGCCACTGTTCGGACGCTCTACACCCACCCAGCACACGGAAAGGATGCGCCATGACCTACCTCGCCTTCGCGTTGGGCCTCACGGCCGGCGCCTGCCTCGGCGTGGTCGTCGCGGCCATGGCGTTCGTATCCAAGCAGGAAGATGACAAATGACCAAACTCGTACCCAACAGACGTACCATGGTGAAGATCAACCGCTTCACACAGGCCAACCTGATCGCCCTCCTTCTGGAGGGCATGTACACCTGCCAGGAACTGGCCGAGGAGACCGGGCTGCACTACGTCACCGTGCTGGATTACACCCGCGAGCTGCACCGCGCCAAGGCCGCCTTCATCAAGTGCTGGGAGCCCGACAAGCGGGGCCGGTACAACCGCAAGGTGTATCAGGTGGGCATCGGCAAAGACGCTGTGCCCCCGCGGCGCACCGCCGCCGAGCGGCAGAAGGCGTACAGGGACAAGCTGGCCGAACACAAGAAGCTGACCGCGCTGGGGGTGACATGCGCTTCCGAGTAGTCACTGGCAACACCGCCCGCAACCCGGTGGCGAGAGCCATCGCCCGGCAGAAGGTGCACGACATCCTGCTGACAACCAAGCTGCGGGTGTATGTGCTGGAGGATGGCATGGACGACTCCCGCTTCATGCACGGGGTACTGAAATCTCTAGTCACCGTGGCGAGAGCCATTGAGCTGGGCCGCCAGCGGGGCTACCACCAGCTGACTCGCGACGAGACCCGGGACTTCAACGTCCTTCGCGGTGGGGTCTCCGCTCTGGAGCAGAACCTCACGTGCTGGAACAGCGCCAACGCCGTGGCCATCGAGGCTGCGGTGGACGCCTGCGAACGACTGAACAAAATCGCCCGGACCGACTGCATCGCCGATGCGGCCGAGGAGTTCGGCGTAACGATAACGAATAGGTAGGAGAACAACATGAGCGAACTCATCAAGTGGGGCGGCGGCCCCTGCCCGTGCGGGAAGGACGACACCGTGGATATTGAGTTGCGCGCTGGTATTTTCCAGCGAGGGGTGGCAGGAGAACTCAGCTGGGGGCACCAAGACCGTGGCTCGGACATCGTCGGCTGGCGCATGGTGAAGGAAGCCAACCACCCGGATCCTCTGCAGGTGCAGGTCGGTGGCGGGCACTACAAGGACATGGCCATCCAGCCCGTGGAGTTCATCCACGCCAACGGCATCGGGTACTTCGAGGGCAACGTCGTCAAGTACGTCTCCCGCTGGAGAAAGAAAAACGGCGTCGCTGATCTGGAGAAGGCCCGGCACTACATAGACCTGCTGATCGAGCTGGAGGGGCGCCGTAATCCCACGGGATTAAAGTGACGGCCTTCGCCATGGGCGAGTACCACCCCGAAGTCACCATCGTTGCCTTTTCCCGTGACGATCTCTGCGACATCGCAGACCTCGTTGCGGCGGGGCAACCCCTCGACGGTGTGCATTTGCAGCTGCACCTGCGGGGCAGTACACTGATCTTTCCCACGGGGGTGAGCGAGGCTCAGCTCCGACGACTTGTTGACTATGCTTCCGTGCTGGATTGGTCCGGCATGGAGAGGAGTAATTGATGAACGAACCGAAAATACAAATGTCCGACGAGGACTGGGACGCCATGCGACTCGATATGCAGGCGAAGGCCGCAGCGAACGGGCGGGCGAACCTCACAGGAACCAGCCTGATCCAGCAGATGGAAGAAGCGCGGCGGCGGATGTGGAAAGACCCGTTCGCAACGGGCTACGACCCGCGAGAACAACAGCTTCAGCGGTCGATACGCTACGAGCAGGAGAAGATGGAGGGGGTGGTTCGCGACATGGTGCGCCGCGGTGTCCGTGCGGAACTCGACCGCATGAACAGCACCCGCACGGCCATGGTGCAGCTGGAAGTCTGTGCCGAGGGCGGGTTCACCGTGGTCCACAACGGCGCCAAGTACGCCTGCGCTGACACACAGGCGATGACCGAGCGCATCGTCGCCATCACCGCCGTCATGGCACTGGAACAGATGGATAAGGAAAAATCATGAGACTTGAAATACTCCGGGCCGAGAACGGCTATGTGATGGTGCTCAGCGACGACGCCACTGGGCGAGGGAAGCGTTTCATCGCCGACGACATCGCCAAGGTGGGAGAGCTTGTTGTGTCGCAGCTCGCCGCTGCCGAACTCGATCGCCAAGATTGGAAGGCCACGGCGGACAAGTACGGCCCCGTCGAGGGCGTTGCAGCCAATATCCAGAAACCGCTGTGGCAGACCCCTATCCATGGGGCCGGCGCGCGGGATGACCCGTTGATGGTCGGTGGTTCCACCGGGGGTTACTGATGCCAGATATTTATACGGTGGATTTTGAGTCGATGTACGACACCGACTACTCCCTGTCCAAGATGCAGACCGAGGCGTATGTGGAGGACGCCCGGTTCGAGACCATCGGCATGGGTATCGGTAAGAACGACGGCAACATCCACTGGTTCACTGAGCCCTCCGACATCACCCACGTGCTGGACCGCATCAACTGGGACAACTGTGCTGTGCGCGCGCACAACACCCACTTCGACGGGCTGATCCTCTCGCACCGGTACGGCAAGAACCCGGCGCAGTGGCGCGACACCCTGGCCAGCGGACGCATGATGCGACCCCACTACCGCCAGCACTCGCTGGGCTACATGGCCAAGGCGCTCGGCCTCCCGGACAAGGGCAATGAGGTGATCGCTGCCAAGGGCAAACGCCGCGCGGACTTCACGCCGGCCGAGCTGCACGCCTACGGGGAGTACTGTAAGCTGGACACGGCCCTGTGCCGCACCATCGGCGACATCTTCGACCCCTACACGCCGGCGCTGTACGAGTACCTGATCGACATGACGGTGCGCATGTTCACGGAGCCCGCGCTGGTGGGCAACCGGCAGAAGATGCAGGAGTTGTACCAAGCCGAGCTGGACCGCAAGGCGCGCCTGCTGCTGGACGCATCCGTGGACCGCTCGATCATCATGTCGGGCGACAAGCTGGCCCGCGCGCTGCTGGACCTGGGTGTGGTGGCGCCGCGCAAGGTGAGCCCCAAGACAGGTAAGGAAACATGGGCGTTCGCCAAGACCGACAAGGTGTTCTGCGACCTGCTGGAGCACGAGGACCCACAGGTGCAGGCACTGGTCGCCGCGCGACTGGGTGTGAAGTCCACCATTGCCGAGACGAGGGCGAAAACTTACGCGGAGATGACGGACCGTGGCCCGCTGCGTGTGTTCCTGTCGATGTGGGGCGCCAAGACCACGGGAAGATATTCAGGAACCAACAAGGCGAACTGGCAGAACCTTCCGGCCCGTGGCCCGGCCGCCGGCCTGCGTGAAGCCATCTGCGCGCCGGTAGGGCACCAGCTGGTGGTGGGCGATTCGTCGAACATCGAGCTACGTACTGTCATGTGCTTGGCGGGGCAGTGGGACGTGGTTGAGAAGATCCGCAACGGGGTGGACCTGTACTGCGACTTCGCCTCGCGCCTGTTCGGCCGCACCATCACCAAGGCAGACAAGGCCGAGCGGCAGCTGGGCAAGGTCGCGTGCATCGCCGAGGGGCAACTGGTGCTTACGGACAAGGGCCTCGTCCCTATAGAAGAAATAACGCTGTCCCATTCAGTATGGGATGGGGTAGACTTCGTTCACCACGACGGTGTGGTGTTCAAGGGGGTGCGCGATGTCATCGAATACGACGGGATCACGGCAACAGCAGACCATGTCGTTTGCCTGGAGAACGGTGCGTGGTGCAAGCTCGGCGACGCCGCCGGTGCGGGTGCGCGAGTCGCTACAACCGAACGAGGTGGGGCGCCGGTTTGGTTCATGGGTTGTGCAATCTACGGAGCTGCGCGAGATGCGCGCGAAGGTGGATTGCCTGTGCGACTGCGGGCGGCGGACGTGGGTCGGGTTGGAGAGCCTGCTGAACGGAACATCGACACGATGCAAGGGCTGCGCTACGACGGCGCGGCACGCGCGGGACGGGGAGCTGCTGCACGCGACTCCGTTGGTGGCGGCGTTGGCACGGCGGGCGCAGGCCATGCGGGCTCGTTGCACACAGCCACAGAATCCGCGATGGGAGTCGTACGGAGGGCGAGGGATAGAGTTTCGGTTCTCGTCCGTGAAGGAGTGCGTGGAGCACTTGCTCACGCTTCCCGGGTGTTCTATGGAGCTGGAAGTGGATCGACGGGAGAACGCTGGGCACTACGAGCATGGGAATCTTCGCTTCGTCACGCGGGTGGAGCAGCAAGCGAACCGGAGAAATACGGCGCGGGTGCAGACCTCCGGTGGCCCAGTGCCGCTGGTGGATTGGCCCAGCCCGTACAGCCCTGGGCGCACGTACATCTACGCGGTGAAGCTGGACATGCCAGCCGAGGCGATCATTCGGCGGGCACAAACAGCCGTGGCAGAGAAACGGAAGAACTGGCGGGGGCTGCGAGACCGGCTGGCCGCGCTCGGGTATACGACATAGTCAACGCGGGCCCTCGGCACCGGTTCACCGTGTCCGGCAAGCTGGTCCACAACTGCCTGTCGCTCCAATATGGGGCGGGTGCCCCCCGCTTCCAAGAAATGGTCAGGATGGAGTCGACGCGGAACCCCGACATGAAGCCGATTTCTATAGAACGGGCAATGGAAGTGGTCGCGCTGTACCGTCAGATTCACCACAAGGTGGTCGACCTGTGGAACTACTGCAACGACGTTGTGCTTCCCGCCATCGCCCGCGGCGACTTCGGCCGCAACGTGGACGTCAACGGCTGGTTCATCGTGCAGAACGAAGGCTTCGGCCGCCCGGGTGAGCCCGGCGTCATGTACCATGACCTGCGCTACGACGCCAAGGAACGCGAGTGGACGTACCAGATGGGCAATGAGCGCGTGCGCATATTCGGGCCGAAATTGGTGGAGAATCTTTCCCAGCACGCTGCTATGATCATAGTCATGTGGCAGACCGCACGGATCAACACCAAGTTCCCGGTGAAGCTGTCGGTGCACGACGAGGCCGTCACGGTTCCGGAGGACGCGCGGGTGGCCGAGGCCAAGGCATACGTGCTGGAGTGCCTGTCGCTGGCGCCAGTGTGGTGCCGCGGTGTGATACCCGTGGCGGGGGAGGTCGGGGTTGGAACAACGTATGCAGGAGCGAAATAATATGACCGCCAACCCACAACGGGTTATTCCCATCATGCCGCTGTCGTACAGCCGGCTGTCCGTGTTTGAGCAGTGCGAGGCGCGCTTCGACTACCAGTACGTGTCCAAGCGGGTGCAGGACTCCATGAACGAGGCGTCGGCCTACGGGGACCGGGTGCATAAAACGTTGGAAGCGTTGGGCAACGCCGGAAAGCAGGGGCCAGAGGCAGTCGAACGCCTGAAGTCCGAGCGGACATCGGCTGAGGAACTGCAGACCATCACCCGCTGGGGCCCACTCGTGGAGCGCATCCTGGCGCAGCCCGGGGAGAAACTGTTTGAGTTTCAGATGGCAGTCAACAAGGCCCTGCAGCCCGTGGGTTGGTTCGCCAAAGATGTGTGGGTGCGGTCGATCGCCGACGTGTTAGTACGTGATGGGGATACTGCCTACGTCCTAGATTTCAAAAGCGGCAAGGTCAAGGACAATCCGACGCAGCTTCAGCTTTTCGCCGCCATGGTTCTGTGGCATTATCCAGAGGTGCAGAAGGTCAAGACGTCGTTCGTCTGGCTGGCGCACAACGAAGTTACGAATTCACATTACGAGCGCCGGTTTCTGGGCGCGCTCTGGCGCGCGCTGGAGCCCCGGTTTTTGCGCGTGCAGGAGACGATCGAGCTGGGCGTGTTCAAGACGAAGCCGTCAGGCCTCTGTGGTTGGTGCCCAGCCAGTCAGATCTGCCCGGACGCTCGTCCACCGAGAAGGAAATGAGATGGAAATGCACTCCGAAGCGGATGTGAAGAAAGCGGTCAAGTCCGTGTTCTCCAAGGTGTCGGTGCAGTACCCCAACAAGCTGTGGTTCTTCATGCCGCCCGCCAACGGCTACGGCCGCAGTGGTATCCCCGACTTCCTCGGGGTGTTCAACGGGAGGGCGTTCGCCGTGGAGACCAAGTTCGGCGCCGGCAAGGTGACGGCGCACCAGATGCGCGAAATCGAGGGGCTGACGCAGGCGGGCACACAGTGCTGGGTTGTGCGTGAGGCGTCGTTCGACGGCTTCGAGCTGGAGTTCCAAGGATGGGCGGCCCTATGCTCGTGATCCCTGAGAAGCGCCGCCTGATCATCGACACGACCGAACCCAAGACCATCACCACGGTGATTCCCCATGCCCGCACGATGGAGCACGAAGGCCGCACACTGGTGGCCGTGCCCTACGGGGTTGACGAGTCACTGGTGCTGCACAACCTCGGCTACAGCGTGCCGGCACCCATCCTGCACTACTACAGCTGGCCCGGGCGGTTCGCGCCCATGGACCATCAGAGGGATACGGCAGCGTTTTGTACGACGCATAAGCGGGCGCTGGTGCTCAACGCGCCAGGGAGTGGCAAGTCGATCAGCGTGCTCTGGGCTGCCGACCACCTGCTGGAGGAGGGCATCGCCAAGCGCGTGCTGATCGTTGCGCCGCTGTCCACCGTGAAGGTTGTGTGGGGGCGGGAGATCAAGCACCACTTCTCGCACCGCTCGTTCGTGCTGTGCACGGGCTCCCGGGCCCGGCGCATGGAGTTGCTGAAACGCCCCGGCGTGCAGTACGTGGTGATCAACCACGACGGCTTCAGCACCATGGCGTCCGAACTGAACGACTTCGACGTGGTGATCTACGACGAGGCCACAGCCCTGAAAACGCCCGGCTCGCGCAGGTACAAGATCTTCGCCAAGTGGATGGACAAGTACCAGCCGTGGCTGTGGATGCTGACCGGCACGCCGATCTCGCAGACCCCCGCTGACGCGTGGACGCTGGCCCGGCTGGCGAACTCGCCGATCGTGCCCAAGAGCTACACCACATTCAAGGACATGGTGATGCAGAAGGTGAGCCAGTTCCGGTGGATACCACGGCCAGACGCGCTAGTGACATGCCAGAAGGTGCTGCAGCCCTCCATCCGGTTCTCCCTGGACGAGTGCAAGGACCTGCCACAGACCAACTTCGTCGGCCGCAAGGCGGAGATGACACCGCAGCAGACCAAGGCGTTCAAGGAGATGCAGGACAAGGCAGTGACGGTGTTTTCGCACGGGCAGGTGACGGCGGCCAACGCGGCGGTGGCGCTCAGCAAGCTGCTGCAGATCATCTGCGGCGTGGTGTACGGCGACAACGGCACGTTTGCCATCGACGCCTCGGAGCGGTACAATGTACTCACTGAACTGATTGACGAGATAGGCGACAAGGTGATCATCTTCGTGCCGTTGCGCGGGGTGCAGGATTGGCTGGAGCAGGCGCTCAATGCGTCCGGCTACACGGTAGGCAGCGTGCACGGCGATGTGGGCACCACGGCGCGGAACAAGATCTTCGAGGATTTCCAGCACACGGACCAGCCGCGCATTCTGCTGGCCCACCCGAAGGTGGCGGCACACGGGCTGACGCTGACGAGAGCCAAGGACATCATCTGGTACGCACCGATTTTCTCCCTCGAAATGTATGAACAAGCCTGCGCTCGCGTTCGTCGGTTGTCCACGGTGGGACGTACAACCGTGTGGCACATCTGGTCGACACCGTTCGAGGCTGAGCTGTACCGCAGGCTCCGCACGAAGCAAGCAACTCTCGCGGCCTTTCTTGAACTTGTTAACGGAATCAACGAGGACTGACATGAATTACGAACGGAGAAAGACATGAAAGAGTGGAACGTACACGTTGAAAGAGTTGGCTACATCGGCACCGTGCAGGAAGACAACGAAGAGCTTGCGCGCTGTGCGGCGCTCTACAAGTTCAGTGAAGAGGGTGACCGTCCACTGACCGGCGCACTGCCGATTCCTCGGATTTTTGAGAACGACGAGTTCGGGGTTCGTGAGCGATGAGCCTAGACCACTGGCTGTTCAGGTGCATCCAGACGATGGATGACCCGCGAATGAATCTTGTCCCGAAGACGGACAAGGAAAAACTGCAGCTGATTCGATCCGCCCTTGCAAGCTACATCGCGGGCGTTAAGCAGGCCCCAATTTTCGGGTGGTACTGCGAACTTGTCCACGATGCGTCAGGAGAAGTAATTCGGGATGAGTTCACGAGGTCGTCGCCTCTCAATGGGCCTGACAGAGTGCGTGGCTTCACTTGGCGCGCGACACCACTTTACGAAAGCAAGCAATGAACCACACCGACCAAACTGAATACGAAGTTAACCAACGTGACGACGGCACCTTTCATGTCACCGGGCCGAACGACATGGAACTGCTGATTGTTCCAGCCAAGACCGACGCGCAGAGAAAAGAGTCGGAGCGACTCGATTGGCTGTTGCTGCACAACTCAGCAGAAGCGGACAAGGATTCGCGAGGCTGCTACATCGTGGCATGGGTGAGCGACGGAGCGCCCGGGAACGAGCGCGGTCCGTCAGGCCGGTTCGTTGCTTCAGGAGCAACACACCGCGAATGCGTCGACCGCTTCCTATCCGGCGACATCAATCGCGTCGACTAACGGAGCACAGATGAACTACGAGCACGCTGGGCAGGTGTATCTGGACACCGAGCGCGAACTCGCGCTGATGGATGCTGACCACAAGGCGCGCATCGCGCCGCTGAAAGAGAAGCTGGTCCTGCTGGAACAGTGGATCACCGCCCGGGCCCAGGAGGACGGGCTGGAGAACGTCAAGACTGCTGCCGGCACGGTCTACTGGTCCAACCACCAGAAGGCCACCGTCGCAAACCGTGACGCGTTTTTCTCGCACTGCCAAGCCACTGGGGCATGGGATCTGCTGGAAGCGCGCGCCGCGAAAACCGCCGTCAAGAGTTTCGTCGAAGCTCACGGCACCCCACCCCCGGGCGTGGACTACGCAACCGTCCGGGTTTTCAACTTCAGAAAAGCGGCAACGAAGGAATCAACATGAACAACATGGAACAGGCAATCGCGCGCGTGTGTCACGAGGTGAATCGCGCTTACTGCCACGCACTGGGCGACAACAGCCAGCCCGCGTGGGAGGATGCGCCACAGTGGCAGCGCGACAGCGCGATGCTCGGTGTGAAGCTGCACGTCGGCAACCCGGACGCTGGCCCACAGGCGAGCCACGAGAGCTGGATGGCGCAGAAGCTGGCCGAAGGCTGGGTGTACGGCCCTGTGAAAGACCCCGAGAACAAGCAGCACCCCTGCATGGTGCCATTCGATCAACTGCCGCGCGAGCAGCAGGCCAAAGACTTCATCTTCCGTGGGGTCGTTCACGCCCTCACTGGGGCAACCGACGCTGGTCCCGTCGTGTTGACCGACGCAGACGCCCTTGCCGACCTCGGCGGGTATCCGCGCCCTGACCACCCCACCACCCCGTAACCACAACTTCACCTGAACCACGAGTCCATACCATGAGCAACAACACCCCTTCCCTCAACGTGATGACCAACGTCCCCGCCCACATCGCCGCGCGCATCGCCGCCCGGCAGAACTCGGGCGTCAAGTCCGCAGTGACCGCAGCCGTGGGCCTCGACGGCCCGCAGATCCCCCGCATCAGCATCAAGGCCGGGCGCTATCGCCTGATCGAGAGCGGCGTGGAGACCGTCGTCGGCATCACCCTGGACACCATCGTCATCGGCGCCAACCCGCGCGTGTCCAAGGTGTTCTACGCCAAGGCGTACGACTCGGCCGCCGACAACGTGCGCCCGGACTGCTTCTCCAACGATGGCCTGCACCCCGACGCCTCGGTGACGAGCCCCGTGGCCAACGGCTGCGCCAACTGCCCCAACAACGTGCTGGGTTCCAAGGTGCTGCCTTCCGGTGCCAAGTCCAAGCTGTGTGCTGACCAGCGCCATCTGGCCGTGGTCCCTGCCGCCGACGCCACCAAGGTGTACAGCCTCACGGTGCCCGTGTCCGGCATGAAGGCCATGCGCGAGTACTTCAAGGAGCTGGACAACTACGGCATCACCCCCGAGGAAGTCGTGACCCAGCTGGGCTTCGATGACAGCGCGAGCTACCCGAAGATCACCTTCAAGCAGGTCGGGTACGTGCCGGAGAAGATGGTTGGCAAAATCGAGGCACTGTCGCTCAGCGACGACACCAAGGTCGCCACCCGCCAGCTGGCACCGAAGGACACCCATGTCGCGCTGCCCGGCGTCGCAAGTCAGCCAGCGCTCACTTCTGCTCCGGCCCCGGCACCTGCTCCAGCGGCGCCTCCGGCTCCGACGTTTGATGACGCCTACGAGGATGAGGCCGCTGCCGTGACGCCTGTGATCGCTGCACCGACCGTGGTGGCCAAGCCGACGGTGGCACCGGTGCGCAGTTCGGATGAGCTGTCCAAGAAGCTCGACGACCTGTTCGGGGCGTAATACACTCCCCTCTCGGACCACCGAACCCCGGCACCGGCCGGGGTTTTTTCATCTAGGGGCATGTGTTGGATACCAAGAACTTTCTTACTCGTGTGCTTGCCCAATCCAATGAAGTTGTCATCAGCCTGCACAGGTCAGATCCGCACGACCCGACCGCTCGGGGTATGTTCTGGAACGAGACCTTTGCCGATATAGACGATGCTGTCGCCGCCATCCAGAGGCAGGATGCGCAGCAGTACGTCACGGTGTACTTCAGCGTTGGGCGGCACAGCAATAACAAAACAACTGACGCACAAACCAACAAGACAAAGATTCTCAGAACCCAGGCAACCGCAACCAGTTTCCGCTCTCTCGCCATCGACATCGACGTTGGCCCCACCAAGCCGTACAAGACCCAGGGGGAGGGGTCCCGCGCTTTGCAGGCTGCGGTAAACGCCATCGACATACCCTTCCCGCTGCTGGTTTCGTCCGGCAACGGGCTCCACGCTTACTGGCCGCTGACGAAGGACCTCGACACCGCGACGTGGGTGCTGCTCTCCACCATGCTGAAGTTGGCGCTCGGCGAGCACGGGCTGGACATCGACCCCTCCAAGGTCAACGACCCCAGCATGGTGCTGCGGCCGGTGGGTACGCACCACAAAAAGCAGACCCCGTGGAAAGA